TTACAGATTACGATCCAGGGTAATAAATACCTGCCCTAAAGCAGTCACTTCATCCACGCCACACTCGAAATGGCTTTCCTGACGCGTCACGCTCAGACGGTTACCAGGAATACGGGCCACATCATAAACGTCCAGATCACCATCAATGTCCAACAGCCAGCGACCATTGCCGGGATGTGTGCTGCCCAGATCGATAATCCATGAATGATTGCCTTTCACGATATACGCAGGCTGCGCCAGCGAATCGTCCAATAGCGAAGGGTCAACCGTCCAGAGGCCTTCTTCCTCAAGCTCCCCGCCGCGCAATCTCAATTTTTTAAGCTGACGGATTTCACCTGACGCCACGGCAGCCGAAGAGCTTGCATCCTGCATCGCGCCTTTGCCCGTTGCCAGCCAGCGCAACGAGACGCCGGTATCCAGCGCACAGGCCACGACCACATCACCGGGGAAATAATCTCTTCTTACCCAGGTACTTATCGTGCCAGATGATAATCCATACAGATCCCCCAGTTCCTTCTGCATGCTAAAGCCGTAAGCCTGAAGCATACGCGTCAGAACAGCTTTTCCACCTTCAAGTTCATCTAATTGCATCTGGCGAAAACCCCTGAATCTGTAAATATCATCTTGACAACTCGCAAATGCAAGTTTAGATTGATTATGTAATGTACCGACAGACGACCATGATACCAAATTTACGGCGTCGTGGAGAAATAAGGAGACGCGATGTTTTTAGGAACAGAGCAGCAGCGCCAGACCGGCCTGCGCCATATCGCTCATCTGAAAGAAACTTATTTCGTTCAGAGTAAGAATCAGGTTGAGGTTATTTATGATCAGGCTCCTGAAAAATGGAAACTCACATTATGTTTTCACGCCGGTCTTAAACGCCATCATACCTTACTGACATATTCACAATTAAATGATGAGGAAAAAATGAAAATAATGCAGGCATTATTATCACTTCGCCACTTCACGGCGATATTTAAAGGAGAACTTTACTGATGGCAGACTGGATAGATGAATCGCAGGAGTATCAGTTAAAAATCCTCGAAGCGCAGATTACGCAGGCAACCCGTACCCGGCCTGCACTGTCGGCCTTCTTCTGCGTGGATTGTGATTCTCCGATTGCGGAGCCACGCAGGAAAATCATCCCCGGTGTACAGCGATGTATTGAATGTCAGGAAATTGAGGAGATTAAAAGAAAGAATTACCGCCCCGTATAAAAAGTCTAATTAATATTATTTAAATTAATCATCACGCTGGAAATAATATTATTTCCGGAGAGGATTTTCTATTTTATTTTTCGGAATAAATGTATGTCAGAGAATATCAGAGGCAGAACAATCCCTTCGCCCCCACCTGCATTTAACCGGACACCAGGGCAATATTTTGCGGGTACCTGGTGGTGGAATGCCCCCCGCGCAGCGCTCAGCAGCCCGCTGGAAAAACCACTGACCCGTGACTTTTGTCAGCGCCAGCAAACGGCCCTTTCTCAGCTGGCAGCACTGCCCCGTTGCGTGCGCACGCCGTTATATCAGCGGTATACATTTTTACTGGAAACTAAAGGAGTGCGCGTGGCGTTTCATTTCCTGATGACAGTTTTCACGCAACGCGTATGGCCGCGTATTAAGCTGGTAAATGCGCGAAACACACTGAATCGTCAAATCTCGCAAAAGCTACTCACTGAAGAAGAAATGTTTAACCGCTTGCCCGATCTTAATGATGACGGTCTGAGAAGGCTGGCCAACAAACTTGCCGTGCAAATGCAGGATGCCTATGAATATCACTGTGAATGCTGGCTGAAAAACCGTCCTGACGAACCCGGCATTTTGTTGCGCGACAGCACACAGCAGGAAATTTACGGGCATGTCGCCGCGATGGCACGTTCCTGCCGCGTACAACCTCTTTACTGGCAGAAATGGCAAAAAGGCCATATGACAACGCATTCGGCTGTCGCCAGCATTTCACGTCTGGTCAGCGGCGAATGGTGGGAAAAACAGCTGCGTTCAAAACAGCGTTTGTGGCGGGAATCCCTGATGATTGCCTGCGGTTATGTCAGCCGCGCAACATCGCCTTATGCCAGTAAAAACGCTATCCGTGACGTGGTCTCACGCCGCTTATCCGCCATCAACTACCTGAAACAGTGCCAGCTCGAAAATGTTGAATCCGGTGAAACGCTGAGTTTGCTGGATACCGTATTGGCCAGCATTTCCAATCCCAAACTTCGCCGTATGGAACTGATGACGCTGATCGCCGGCGTCGAAGATGTCGCTGACCGGCAGCGCGACTGTGGGCTGTTTATTACGCTGACCACGCCGTCAAAATATCATCCGCTGAAAACCACCGGAACCCGTACTGCTCCAATCTTTAATAAGAAATGGGAGCAGCACGCGTTTACCCCCAAAGATGCGCAGCGTTATCTGGTGGCTGTCTGGGCAAAAATCCGTACCACTTTTAAAGACCGGAACCTGAAAGTTTACGGCGTACGCGTCGTCGAACCGCATCATGACGGCACGCCGCACTGGCACATGATGTTGTTCACACCGCAGGATCAGCAGCAAAAAGTGACAGAGGTTATGCGCCGTTATGCTCTTGAAGAAGATTCGGATGAACCGGGTGCCGCTGAGTCACGTTTCAATTGCAAGCCGCTAAACCGGGGTGGCGCAGCCGGCTATATCGCGAAATACGTCGCCAAGAATATCGATGGATACGCGCTCGATGGCGAAACCGATTTTGACTCTGGACGCTTGCTGACAGATATCGCCACTGCGGTCACCTCCTGGGCCTCGACGTGGCGGATCCCACAATTCCACGCCATCGGTATTCCCTCGGTCGGCGCCTGGCGAGAATGCAGGCGGATCCGCTACCAGAATCTGACCAGCCGTTTTGACGCACGGGTTGAAAACGTGCGCAGCGCTGCCGATGAAGGTGATTTCGCCCGTTATATTCAGGCACAAGGTGGTATTCACATTCCCCGCAAGGCGCAAACGGTTCGCGTTGCCCGTCAACTCAGCGAGGAGAAAAATGCCTACGACGAGCCCCGCAATAAAGTCATCGGCATTTATGCCCCTCATCTGGGCATCTCTCATATTTTTCTGACACACACTGCACAGTGGCGGATTGTCCGTCACCGGCCTTCTTATACGGAAATATCGAAGATTCGTATACCTTGGAGTTCTGTCAATAACTGTGGATCGCCTCCCGCCTGACAAAGTCAGTCATTGATACAAAAACCGCGCCAATAAAAATTCATACATAAATTCAATGGATTATAAATTTTAAAATACTCTGGCTGTTGACGTATCAGATCAATTAAAGAATACTGTATATAAACACAGTATCTGGCGAGGGGAGAAAATGGAAAACCTGACTAAACAACAGTTAACGTTGTCCAGGATACAATTGATCGCAGACATTTCGCAGACGGCGCAATGCAATCCAAAAGAATTCCTGGTCGTGATGTCACTGATCTCAGAGCTGGCCAGCCAGGCGCTGACTGACGAGAACCAGGACGTTGTGTATTGCAACGGGAGCACTGACGACACCCACTGATTGCCAGATCCTGCGGCGGTAGTAGCCAACATTACTGGCGCTTGCCCGACCGGTTTCCCTCCGGACTAAGCGCCCCGCCCTTTCCCTCTCTTCGCTGTCTGCTTACCTGTTGTGCCAGCTGTTTCACATCCCACTCAGATTGCCGCCCGGCGTGCTATTGCGCAGACTGAACTCACCTCCTGACGATTTCACTCACTTGTGGAGAAAGTTCATGAAAGTCTATGCAGAACAGGGCGATACCCTCGATTCTCTTTGCTGGCGCTATTACAACCGCACGGCACTCGTCGTCGAAAAAGTGTATGCCGCCAATATTGGCATCGCGGATTTAGGCCCGTTATTACCTCACGGCACAGCCGTCTTTATGCCCGACATTGCAGAACAACCGGTTCAGGAAACGATCAAATTATGGGACTGAATACGGAGCGCATCAGTTCAGGCTGCGCCTATTTCATCGCCACTTCGCTGACCTGGCTCGCCAGTCTGACATCGCAGGACGTCGCCTTTCTGGTCGGCTCAGCAGTTGGCGTCGGCACGTTTTTGATCAACTGGTACTACCGGCGCAAAAGCTATCAGTTGCTGGCACGTAAAGGTCTGAGCAAAGACGACTATGAAAACCTCAACTCTTAAACGCTGTAGTGCCGCCGTGGTCCTGGGGCTGATGGCAGCACTGCCAGGCTACAGCTCCTTGCAGGTGTCAGAAGAGGGTCTGCGGTTGATCACCGATTTTGAAGGCTGTCAGCTGCAACCCTATCAATGCAGCGCTGGCGTATGGACCAGCGGCATCGGTCATACGGCCGGCGTTAAACCGGCACAGGAAGTCACCGAACATCAGGCCGCTGAAAATCTGCTGGGGGATATTCAGCAGACAGAGCGCGCCGTAAAAAAATGTATGCCGGTGATCATGCCGCAACCGGTTTTTGATGCCGTGGTGTCCTTCAGTTTTAACGTCGGCACCGGTGCCGCCTGTAAATCAACACTGGCGTTTTTCATCAACCAGCAGCAGTGGCAACAAGCCTGCGACCAGTTGCCACGGTGGGTTTTCGTTAATGGCGAACGCAACCGGGGTCTGGAACGCAGGCGAAATGCCGAACGTACTCTCTGCCTGAAAGGAGTCTGAATGCGTCTGTTAACAGCACTTCTGGCGGGGATGGTTTTACTGGTCGCCATCCTGTTGCTTTCCAATCGCTCATTACAGCACGACCTCAACAATGCCAGTCAGCAACGCGATGCCCTGATTACACAGTTACAACAACGCGAGCAGTTGATCGCCACACTGAACCAGCAAATGCGCCAGCGCGAGCAAGCTGAACTGGCGTTACGCGAAGACCTGAACACCGCCCGGCAAGTGATGCAAAGCCGTGAGCAACAAAGGCAGAGGAGCCTCCATGATGATCCGCAAACCCGTCAGTGGGCTGACAGCAGTCTGCCTGCTGATATCAACCGGTTGCACCAGCGTCCCGCCTTCAGCTCCGCCAGCGATTATTTACGTTGGCTGTCCGGCGGTCAGCTCATGCCCTATTCCGGCCAGCAAACCGGCCACCAATGAAGATCTGAGTACCGACATTCTTCAGCTGGAGTCCGCGCTGATGGATTGCGGCTTACAAATTGAAGCCATCAAAAAGTGTCAGGAGGCACAACATGCAAAAACCGATTCAATTGCAACAACGGCTGATTGAACAGATCCCCTTGCTTGCGGCTACGCCTGAAAAACTGGTGATTGCCACCGGGCCGGGCAATGTGGTGGCCACATCTGCACCTTCGCTTTCTTTTGAGTACCGCTATCCGCTGACAGTGACGATCACTGACGACGCGCTCAGCGAAACGCTGGTCGATCTGGCCGTGGTCACCGTTCTCGACTGGCTGCAGGTTAATCAGCCTGAAATTCTCGGCAACGCCTTGCACCGGCTAAATGATTTTACCTTCACTCAGCAGGAACGAAGCCTCGCTCTGGTGCTGCAACTGACAGAACGCGTCCAGGTAAGTGACAAGGATGAGGTGCGCACCATCACTCATCTCCCGGAACCGCCACTGCCAGAAAATGTGGCGCTGCCGCGTCAGGTTTATCTCAACGGCGAACTGATCAGCAGCTGGACGGTGTAACCCGATAAACCTTGTTGTGTCAGCCGCTGGCGAACGGTCACCGGTTGTCGCTCAACCCTCTGAAACGGCATCCTTTATCCCATGAATACGACTCTTCAACTCAACGACATAATGCGGCTGATTGGCAATCTGGTACGCATCGGCAAAGTCTCCGAACTGGATCTTGCCAACGCCCGCTGCCGCGTCAAAACGGGCAGCAACGTGACAGCCTGGCTGCCGTGGATGACGCATCGCGCCGGACGTACGCGCAGCTGGTGGGCGCCCTCCGTCGGTGAACAGGTTTTGCTGCTCTCGATGGGCGGCGAGCTTAATACGGCATTCGTGTTACCGGCAGTATTTTCTGATGCTTCGCCCGCCCCATCTGCCTCGCCGGACGCCTTTCATCTGGCCTTCCCGGACGGCGCAGTTTTTGAATACGAACCGGCACAAAGCGCTCTGAAAGTGACGGGAATTAAAACAGCCGTGATTAACGCAGCGCAAAAGGTTGAGGTGACCGCACCCGAAATCCGCTGTACCGCCAGCACCCGCATCACGCTCGACACGCCGGAAGTAGTTTGCACCAGCAAACTGACTACCGGATCTCTCGAGGTGAAACAAGGCGGCACGCTGACCGGCAACTTAACCCACAGCGGCGGCAGCCTGACATCCAACGGCATCGTTGTGCACACTCACCGCCACAGCGGTGTTCAGACCGGCGGCGGTCAGACAGGAGGCCCGCAATGAGCAATCCCAAGTACCTGGGGATGAACAGAAACAGCGGTATGGCTATCGAAGATCTCGACCATATCCGCCAGTCCGTGAGCGACATTTTGAATACACCGGTCGGTTCCAGAGTGATGCGCCGCAATTACGGTTCGTTACTTTCTGAGCTGATCGACCAGCCGCAAAACGGCGCACTGCAACTGCAGATGATGGCAATTTGCTACACCGCATTGTTGCAGTGGGAACCCCGCATTTCACTGAATGCCATCACTTTCGAGACCGATTACACCGGCAAGATGGTGGTGGAACTGACCGGAAGCCGTAACGACACGGCAACGGATTTTTCCCTGAATATTCCTGTGAGCTGACACTTATGGCAACGATCGATTTAAGCCAGTTACCGCCCCCTGATGTGGTCGAAGAACTGGATTATGAAAGCCTGCTTGAAGAACGTAAAACGACGCTGATTTCGCTCTATCCAGCCGATCAGCAGGAGGCCATCAGCCGCACGCTGACGCTGGAATCCGAACCGCTGGTCAAACTGTTGCAGGAGAATGCCTACCGCGAACTGATCCTGCGCCAGCGGGTGAACGAAGCCGCACGCGCCGTGATGGTGGCCTATGCGACGGGCAGTGATCTGGATCAGCTTGCGGCGAATTTCAACGTTCAGCGCCTGGTTTTACAGCCTGCGGATATCAATACAATCCCCCCAAAAGCCGCCGTTCTAGAAGCCGATAGCGATTTACGCGTGCGTATTCCTCAGGCGTTCGAAGGGTTGAGCGTGGCGGGCCCGACCGGAGCTTACGAATATCATGCTCGTTCGGCAGACGGACGCATTGCGGATGCATCGGCTATCAGCCCGTCTCCCGCTGAAGTGACCGTCACTATTTTGTCACGAGACAACGATGGCGTTGCCTCTGATGACTTGCTCATTGCCGTTGAAAAAGCCCTGAACGATGAAGATGTCAGGCCTGTTGCCGATCGCGTCACAGTACAGGCAGCTGAGATTGTGCCTTATCAGATTGATGCCGTGCTGTATGTTTTGCCTACGCCCGAAATTGAGCCCGTCCGTGCGGCGTCTGAAGCGCAGCTGAAAACCTACATCAACACGCAAAGCCGGTTAGGTCGCGATATCCGGCTTTCTGCAATTTATGCCGCTTTGCACGTTGAGGGCGTTCAGCGGGTAGAGCTGTCGTCACCGCTGGCGGATATCGTGCTTGATAAAACTCAGGCGTCACTCTGTACCGGTTACTCACTGACAGTGGGAGGCTCGGATGAGTGATCGTCTGTTACCCTCGGGTTCCACTCAGCTTGAAGTTGCGGCCGCACAGGCGCTATCGCACATCGGTAATCTCAGCGTTCCTCTGCGTGAACTCTGGGATCCTGATACCTGTCCGCTGGAGCTGCTGCCTTATCTTGCCTGGTCATTTTCGGTCGATCGCTGGGATGAAAACTGGACCGAACCGGCGAAACGCTCTGCAGTTAGCGCGGCCTGGTTCGTTCATAAACATAAAGGAACTATCGGGGCTTTGCGGCGGGTCGTTGAACCGCTGGGATATTTAATTCGCGTCACCGAATGGTGGCAGACCAACGATATTCCGGGCACTTTTCGCCTCGATGTCGGCGTGCTTGAAACGGGCATCACGGAAGAAATGTATCAGGAACTCGAACGTCTGATCACCGATGCCAAACCCTGCAGCCGCCATCTGAACGGTCTCTCCATCAATCTGGATGTCACGGGTAATTTTTATATAGCAGCAGCGACTTACGACGGAGAAGAACTGACGGTTTATCCGTATTTCCCCGAAACCATTACAGCATCCGGATCCGCGTTTACCGGTTCAGCAATCCATTTAATCGACAACCTGAGAGTGAATTATGACAGCTAAATATTATGCCCTGCTGACCAATCTGGGCGCAGCGAAACTGGCCAATGCGACGGCGCTGGGTACGCAACTCAGCCTGGCCCAAATGGCGGTCGGTGATGGCGGCGGTACCCTGCCAACACCGGACCCTGCTCAAACGCAATTAATTGGCGAAAAACGCCGGGCGGCGCTCAATTCACTGAGTGTTGATCCGGCAAATACTAATCAGATTATCGCCGAACAAATTATCCCTGAGGATCAGGGCGGATTCTGGATCCGAGAAATTGGCTTATTTGATCAGGACAATACGCTGATTGCTATCGCCAACTGCCCTGAAACCTATAAACCCCAGTTACAGGAAGGCAGTGGCCGGACGCAGACGGTTCGTATGATTTTAGTGGTAAACAGCACGGACGCGGTCACGCTGAAAATTGATCCGTCTGTGGTACTGGCAACACGCAAATATGTCGATGATAAAGTCATTGAGGTTAAGGCCTATGCAGACAGTCTTATGGCTGCTCACCTGGCGGCAGCTTCGCCTCATCCACAATATGAAATACCTGTTGGTATCCCCCTTCCCTGGCCGACAGCAACTCCACCGGCTGGTTGGTTAAAATGTAATGGCGCTGCGTTTGATAAAGCAAAATATCCTAAGCTCGCCGCTGTTTACCCACTGGGTTTGTTGCCTGATTTGCGAGGCGAGTTTATTCGTGGTTGGGATGATGGCCGAGGAGTTGATACCGGGCGAGTGATCTACAGCTCCCAAGCTCATTCTATTATTGCTCATACACATAACGCGCCGACATCGGATGGTTCCGCATTGAATTCAGGGACATATGAGGTCCCAGGGAACTTATCAAATAACAGTTATAAGGGTTATGATTATTCCCCCCCAGTCCCAACATCATCTACTGGTGGCAATGAAACCCGTCCTCGTAATATCGCTTTTAATTATATTGTTCGGGCAGCCTGATCCTCTTAAAGCGTAAAAACTTCCGGACCTGTGCAAAGAGATAATTATTATTATCTCTTTTTTATTTCCCCTCTCTGTTGTGCCACCGCCCCCACGCCCCTGATCAAATGCGCTTTCTGTTGCGAACCGGCATCCTTGCTTTACCACCCACAACAGAGAGAGTCACCCTGATGGCTGATTATCATCACGGCGTGCGTGTTGTCGAAATCAACGACGGCACCCGCGTTATTTCCACCGTTTCCACAGCAATTATCGGCATGGTTTGTACCGCAGAAGATGCGGATGCGACTGTTTTCCCTTTGAATACCCCGGTTCTGATCACTGACGTTCTGGCGGCCAGCGGTAAAGCGGGCACCAGCGGAACATTGCGTGCCGCGCTTCTGGCAATTGCAGACCAGTGTAAACCGGTCACCGTCGTGGTACGTGTCGCCACGGGTGAAGATGAAGCCGCAACCACCAGCAACATCATTGGCGGTTCTGATGCCAATGGCCGTTACACCGGTATGAAAGCGCTGCTTTCTGCGCAGGCAGAGCTGGGCGTGAAGCCTCGTATTCTGGGTGTTCCTGGTCTGGATAATCAGGCTGTCGCGACCGCGCTGGCAGGTGTTTGTCAGCAGCTGCGTGCGTTCGGTTATGTCAGCGTTTACGGTGCAAAAACCATTTCTGATGCGATCAAATACCGCGACAACTTCAGCCAGCGCGAGCTGATGCTGATCTGGCCAGACTTTGTTAACTGGAATACCACCACCAGCCAGTCTGATATCGCTTATGCCACCGCCCGCGCTCTGGGTTTACGCGCCAAAATTGACCAGGACACTGGCTGGCATAAAACCTTATCCAACGTCGGCGTTAACGGTGTTACCGGTCTGTCCGCCAGTGTCTTCTGGGATTTGCAGGCAACGGGTACCGACGCGGATTTGCTGAACGAAGCCTGTGTGACAACACTGGTGCGCAAAGACGGTTTCCGTTTCTGGGGCAACCGGACCTGCAGCGATGACACACTGTTCCTGTTCGAAAACTACACCCGTACAGCGCAGGTTCTGGCCGACACCATGGCCGAAGCGCACATGTGGGCGGTCGATAAACCAATGACCCCGACACTGGTGCGCGACATGATTGACGGCATCAAAGCCAAAATGCGCGAAATGAAATCAGCGGGTTACATCATTGACGGCGACTGCTGGTATGACGAAACCGCGAACACCGCTGAAACTCTGAAGGCCGGTAAGTTGTATATCGATTACGACTACACTCCGGTTCCTCCACTGGAAGATCTGACCCTGCGCCAGCGTATCACCGACTCTTACCTGGTGAACTTTGCCGCGTCCGTAAACAGCTAAGGAGACAAAAACTCATGGCACTTCCTAAGAAATTGAAATACCTGAACCTGTTTAATGACGGGAACAGCTACCTCGGTCTGGTCTCCTCACTGACGCTGCCGAAACTCACCCGTAAGCTGCAAAACTATCGTGGCGGCGGCATGAGCGGTTCGGTCGCGGTGGACTTCGGGCTGGATGACGACGCGCTGACGCTGGAATGGTCCATCGGCGGTCTGGATGAGCTGGTTCTGCAGCAATGGGGCAGCACATCAGATATTCCGCTGCGGTTTGCCGGTTCATTGCAGCGCGACGACACCGGTGATGTCTCCGCAGTCGAAGTGATGATGCGCGGCCGTCACAAAGAGTTTGATTTCGGCGAGTACAAACAGGGTGAAGATACTGAAACCAAAGTCACCACCCAGTGTACGTATTTCAAACTGACCATCGACGGCAAAGAGCTGATTGAGATCGACACCGTCAATATGGTGGAAGTCGTCAACGGCGTTGACCGTCTGGCGGAACACCGCACCGCGCTCGGCTTGTAATCCCTTCCCTGAGCCGGCAGCTTTTGCCGGCTTGATTTCCGATTTAAGCAGGAAAACGTATGAATCTCACTGATATCAACGACAACACCGTGATTTTGGATGTTCCGCTAAAACGCGGTGAAATGGAAATCACTGAAGTTCAGGTGACTAAACCCACAGCCGGCAGCCTGCGGGGTATCGGCCTCGCGGCGCTGGCGAACGCCGATGTGGACGCGCTGATCACTATTTTGCCGCGCATCACGTATCCGAATCTGACCAAAGAAGAATGCTCGCGCCTGGAGCTTCCCGATCTGATCGCGCTGGCAGGTAAGGTGATAGGTTTTTTATCGCCGAAACCGGTGGCGTAAGTATTGCGCCCCGCCTCACCGTGGATGACCTGATGGCAGATATCGCGGTGATATTTCACTGGCCGCCGTCCGAGATGGACGGTATGTCACTCACCGATCTGCTGAACTGGCGACATAAGGCACTGCAACGCAGCGGAGTAAAAACAGATGAGTAATCTCGAACAGTTACCTCACACGCTGGAAAAAATAAATCAGGATCTGGCCACCTTCAGGGCCGAAACCGACAAGGTCAGAGAAAACCTGCTGATGCTGCCCGGGAAGACATTATTCAGCGTCGTCTCAGAAGACATCACTGATGCTTCCCTTCAGTTTGAAAAGTCGCTTTTCGCCCCGGACAGCGAAACCGAAACGCAGGCATTTTCCGGCCTGAAAAAGGCGGTGGTCAGCCAGCCGGCAGAAAAGTTGCGGCAGCAACGCCCGATGCAAATGGAACAGAAAGGGCTGGAGATCGGGCAACAGTTTAAAAATCGCGAACTGAAAATTGGCCAGTTAAAAAATATCAGCTCATCAGCCCTTTCCTTTGCACAACCGAAACTGGCGCTGGCGCAAACTTTTCTCAAACCGGGTGCAGATCTGGAGGCCGGGCTGGCTGAAGTGCAGTCGGTACTCGGACTGAAAAATGACGATCCGCACGTTGCCACTCTGCGTCAGCAAAGTCTTTCGATGGCGGCTTCCGGCCATTCGCCGGCGGAAGTTGTCGCCAGACAGCAGGCATTAGCGAAAGGCGGAATGAATGCCGCTCAGGTTCTGGAACAAACACCGGCGGCACTGAATGGCGCAACACCTGCTGCGCAGATGGCGGTGACCGTGAAAGGCGACAATCTGGATGGCGATATCACTAAGTTATTTGCCACCTGGGACACTATCCGTATCAATCTTTTTGACGGGCAAAGTGCCGCCCTGCGTGAACTGACGCAAACGGCTACCAGCTGGCTGGGCACGATCAATACCTGGATCACCGATAATCCTATGCTGGTGAATTCCCTGCTCGGTCTGGCATTAGGCATCACGGGCATTGTCGGCGGAATGGGTGCGCTCGGCATGGTCATCGCGCCGGTGCTCAGCGGCATCAGTATGCTGATGGCGGGAGCCGGTTTGCTTGGGACTATTTTTACCGGTACCGGTGGCATGATTGCCGCAGCGTTCACGGCCATCGGGTTGCCACTTCTGCCCGTCATCGCACTGATTGCCGGGATCGGGATCGCCGTAGTGAAACTTTGGGAACCGATCAGTGCCTTTGTCGGCGGAGTAATTGACGGATTTACTGCGGCAATGGGGCCAATAAGTGGCGCGTTTACACCGTTCAAAACCGCGCTGGGATGGATTACGGATTTGTTTGAGCCAATCCACTTCACTCAGGACACCCTGAGCGGCTTCACTGATATCGGCAAAGGGGTTGGAGAAGCGATCGCAGAGATTTTCGTCACGCTGAATAAAGCCGTCTCTCAAATCGGCGAAGTCTTTAGCTGGGCGAAAAAAGGATGGGACTCCATTTTTGGTGACAGTGAACCCGCTGAACGCCCGGATATTTCAACACCGCCCTTAGATGGCATCTCCCCAACCGGCGGTGCGCTGAACCTGTATCAGCCAGCTAAAAGCAGCGTGGCCAACAACCTGACGGATAACCGGGCAACGACGGTAAATTTAAGTTTCACAGCTACCCCGGAGACGGATCATAACCAGGTCAGAGCCTGGATCGAGGATTCCATTAACCAGCGGGAATGGAACAATACCAACAATCTCCTCAGCCAGTACAACAACGGAGGGATTTACTCATGATGATGTCGCTGGGTTTATTTGTGTTTAAGTTGAGCACGCTGCCCTATCAGAATACGAACCGTCAGGTGAACTATGGCTGGGGGGCGAACGCGCGTTTCGGACAGCGTCCGGTCTCTCAGTTTCTCGGGCTGGGTGAGGAAACGATAAAAATCACCGGGCAATTATTGCCTGAAATGACCGGCGGCATGCGCTATTTGCAGGCACTGCAGAGCATGGCAGATTCAGGGCGGGCATGGCCGCTCATTGAAGGCAGTGGCACGATTTACGGCATGTTCGTTATCAAAAGTATAGCCAATGACAATGCCGAGTTTACTTCCAGCGGCCAGGCGCGAAGCATCAATTTCACGCTCAATCTGACGCGCGTCGATGAATCGCAGGCCGCCATGTTCGGCGATCTGCTGACCCAGGCCGAGGGCTTATATAACAAGGCCAGTTCGGCACTCAACAATTTCGCCAGCGGAGTCTGATCATGCTTACTGATTTGCAGCTACCCGTTGGCGCACGCATCACGCCCGCATTCACGCTGACGATAAAAAATAAGGTGCTGGAAGAAAATATCTCTGCTCGGATCATCAGTTTATCTGTCACGGATAACAGCGGTTTTACCGCAGACACATTGAATTTAACCTTCGATGACAGCGACGGGCAATTGCAAATGCCCGTTCGCGGCACCGTTTTGCATCTGCATCTGGGATGGTCGAAACAGGCGCTCTATGACTGCGGCTATTTCACGGTCGATACAGTCACTCATTCCGGCTCTCCGGACAAAATAGGAGTGGTTGCCCGCAGCGCAGATTTCCGCGGTTCCTTTGATAACAAAATCAGCCAGTCTTACGATGATTACACGCTCGGCGCGATTGTCAGAATCATTTCAAGCCGGAATAAATTAGATCTGCCAGTAATCCCGCAGGAACTTGATAGCGTTAAGATCCCGCATATTGACCAGACCAGCGAAACGGACAGCTACTTTCTCACCCGGCTGGCACAACGTTACGGTGCGCAGGTAACGGTTAAAAACGGCGCAATTTTATTTTTTAAAGCAGGCACCGGTCGAACCTCTTCCGGACAAGCAATCCCCTGGAAAACCATTGTCCGCAGCGACGGCGATAACCACAACTATCAGATGGTCGATAAGAAGGCATACGATGGCGTGAAGGCGCAGTGGCATGATCTCAAAACGGCGACCACCAGCAATGTTGCTCTCAAGCGTTCGCCCGCAGAAGGCAAAGAAACCCAGCCTGCCAGTTACATCGCGGGATCCGGGACAAATGTTCTTGAACTGGGCAAAATATTTCCTGACGAAGAGACTGCTAAGCGGGCTGCGGATTCAGTGTTCAATCAGATTCAGAATGATGCCGCAACATTCAGCATACGGCTGGCCCTGGGACGTGCTGATTTGAGTGCGCAATCTCCGGTCAATGTGCAAGGGTTTAAAGACGTGATCGACAGTCAGCGCTGGGTGATTGATTCCGCTCTGCATGAGATTAATGAGAAAGGTTTTACTACTAAATTGATTCTGAAACCTTATGTTGCAGATATCACTTATCAGTCTTCAATTTTGCAATTATAACTTGCTTTTGCGAGTTATGAGTTCATAATTACCTCATCGCTTACCTGTTATGCCGGAGGTTTTTATGATGCATTGTCCACTTTGCGGAAAAGTAGCCCATACACGTTCGAGCCGCTATCTGAGTGAATCGACCAAGGAACGCTATCATCAGTGCCAGAATATCAAATGCAGTTGTACTTTTGCGACGCATGAATCAGTCGCCCGGGTTATCTCAAAACCGGGTAGCCAACCTGCCACTGCGTAGCCATTTTGTAGTCACTGATGTAAAAAAAAGGGGTTAGCCGATGGCTAACCCCTTGTTCTATATTAACTAGTAGATGTCGCGTTAGCGATACCTTAGTTAAGACGCTCTTAATATAGACCATTGATTAATAAGGATATTTTTTATTTTTCAGTTAGTTATCCCTCTCTCTGGTGTCACCTGATGTCACCTGAAACAAGCTGTGTAGTCAATTTGTAGTCATTGGAAATCTTTGATATTTGATAAGGGGCTGAGTGTGACGGCTTGCTCCAAGTGGTCAGGGGCAAAATGCGCATATCTCATAGTTTCCCTGATATTTGCATGACCTAATACCTTCTGAAGCACCAAAATATTGCCGCCATTAATCATAAAATGTGCACCAAAGGTATGACGTAAAACGTGTGTCATTTGGCCTTCAGAAAGTTCTATGTCAGTCAGTGCCAATGCTTTCTTAAACTCCTGATAACACGGTTTTGAGAACTGGCCGGACAGCGGTTCCAGCTCATCATAAAGCCATTGCGGGATCGGAACGGTTCGGTTTTTCTTCCCCTTGGTTTTATAAAACGTGAGTTTATTGGGAGAAAGTTGGGAGCGTGTAAGGTTGTTTGCTTCTGTCCAGCGGGCACCTGTCGCCAGGCAAATCTTGACAATGCGAGTTAAATGCTCTTTCCCATAACGTTCGCAGGCATTCAAAAGCTGGCGGATCTGAGTTTTTGTCAGCCAGCTCATTTCCTTGTCTTCTTCTTTAAAAATGCGTATACCGTCTAACGGGTTCGCGCCCTTCCATTCCCCCAGGCGTTTCAGCTCATTAAACACAGCATAGAGATACTGATGTTCACGGTTGACCGTGATTGGCTTAGCCTTCCATTTCGCTTTGTCTTTGTGATAACCGTTATCGATCTTACCTTTCAGCCTTTGTTCGCGGTAATGCGCCCAGCTTTTAGTTGTTATTTGAGCCGCGACAGGATCACCCAGGCCGTTCACTATGATATTGAGCTTAGCAAGCCGCGACTTTGAGGCAGTAAGTGACTGTCCGTGTAAATCATTCCATAGCTTTACCAGGACACTTAAACGGCGGGTGTCGGCTTTCTCACCTTTCCAGGGTTTTTCCTCTGCCTCTTTGATGGTGAAGCTTTCAAAAGCAATGGCCTCACCTTTCGTCGGGAACGCCTTGCGGATACGTTTACCGTCACGCCCTGATGGATAGAAATCAGTTTGCCATTCACCGGTAGGCAATTTTTTTACGACCATTATATATTCACCACTGTGAGCAATTTGATATATGTCTAAATGAGAATGGCTTAATGACTATGAGATATGAGCCTCCAGCAGTAACCGGAGGCCAACTTTACTATTTACCCATGAACAAACGTGTTTTAGATAGGATTAATACTTTAGATTCTTTAGGTTGTGCTTTACCAGCTTCGTCGCATATAGCGCGTGGTGTTTCCAGGACGTAACCAAAAGCATTGAATTTATTAAGTACGCGAATCTCTTTGATGCCTTGGAATAAGGTGCTTTTTGGGGAATCCATCCATAGTGCTGAACAAACTCCATTAGGTGCAATCATGTCGTAAAATTCAGGGGTGATTTGAGCTTCTTTCATGGTAATTGTAATAACATTGTTATCTTCAATTATTGAAAGTGGCTGCCACGAATTAAGCGATTTCTGCAACTTAGCCACGTTATGAGATGGTGCGGCTGATGCGGTAAATGCTGTGAAAAACAGTAATGCTGCTACTTTCCTTTTCATTAATGCTCCTGTGGATTGTAATTTAGGAATTGTTTTTAATTTCTAATGGTTGTTGATAAAACCTTGCCTCTAAATTCAACATCATTGATATTGCATTCAAAGTTTATTGTTAGGCCATTGACGCTAAGTTTATTTCCAGGGATACGGGCAACATCATATATATCTAGCTCCCCATCAATATTTAATAGCCATCGACCATTACCGCCGTTTTGATTGCCAAAATCCACTAACCATGACATTGACCCCTTAACCAAATGAACGGCTTCAATAATTTCACCTTCAAGAAAGAACGGATCCATTTTGCAAATACCGGCATCAATAAGGGTGCCATCTATAAGTGACATTCTTTTAATCTGCGGAATATCATCGCACTCAGAATCAGTGCTGGTATTGGCAACAGTTCCGGTGCGCATTTTACCGGTGCCGGTTGCAAGCCAACGCAGAGACGCCTGGGTATCTAATGCAGTAGCAATCACAACCTCGGCGGGGAAAAAATCGCGTCTAATCCAGGTGCTAATAGTGCCGGGTGATAAGCCATAACGCTCGCCAAGTTCTTTCTGCATCGAGAAACCATGCGCTCTCAAAATTCTATTTATCGCTTCCTTTCCACCTGAAGCCAAAATCAGATCGTATAGCTTTTTCCCGCTGACATTGGATTTGGATAGACCGGCTTGCTCTTCTGAAGAGTTCTGATTTGAATCTGCAAACTCTCCCGTGACTAACCATTGAAGGTCGGTACCGGTTGCCAAAGCGCAATTTATGATCACATTTCCTGGAATACTTCCGCGTTGCATCCAGTTACTAATGTTGCTGGAGGGTAAACCAAGCAATTCGCTAAGCTCTTTTTGTGTTGTTATGCCATATGAAAACAGAATTCTTTCAAGAACTTGCCTAGCATCATGAGTAATTGGCGACATTACGCCTCCATGGAATTACAAATATGAGTTTTACAAAACCCATAAAGTGATCTAAATTAGCAAAATCATCTCGCGTGGAACGAGGTGACACCAAAAACACTGTTAACCGGAGATCATGATAGATGAACAATCAAATTGCAATCCCGTCAGGCAAAGAGCTGATGACTTATGAGGAGTTTGCCTTTCAATATGGATATAGCCTTTCAAGCGTGAAGCGTATGGCGGCCGACGGTGAGTTACTTCTGGCACCACGTCAAAAAGAAGGCGGTGCCGCCCGTATCAACATGGTCGCCTTCCGTGCTCGTTTATTGCAGCAGGGTCTTAATTGCAAATACGTTGGCGCGTAACCAGTTTGCAAATTTCAACATGTATTCACATTAAGTGAGTTTTAAGGAGTAAACATGTTTGATTTCCAGGTTTCCAACCAGCCGCATTTTGATAACGCATGCCGCGCTTTTTCAGTTCGTCACAACCTGTCAAAACTGGCTCGCACTATTGGAATGAAAGAACAGACCCTGCGTAACAAGCTGAATCCCGATCAGGTGCATCAGCTCACCGTCATTGAAATTGCCGTGATCACGGATGTCACCGAAGACCCAACTCTGATCGATGGGCTGCTGGCACAGATGAAATGTATGCCTGCCGTACCGGTAAATGAGTTGGCCGAGGACAATATTGCTACCTACACACTTCACGCCACTGCTGCCCTGGGTTCAGTTGCTGCGGGTGCGGCATCGCCGGAACGGCAGACACGTCAGGTTAAAAACTCAATTATCGAAAGTGTGAATGCAGGCATTCGCCATCTTTCGCTAATCGGCTTAGCGATGCAGGGGCGCGTAGAAGCTTCACCCGCTCTGGCCTCTGTTGTTGGTGCTGTCGCAAGTGTTGCCACTAACGGGATGGTCTAAACATGGTGATCTCAATTGCTCCGCTGCTAAAACAGCAAAGCCCTTCACGCCATTTCGGCCATGGTTGCATTGAGCTGCCAGGTGGAAAGCGCTGGAGTCCTTCATTATCAAAAGCCACTGCCCCGCAGGCGGTGAGAAATACAAAGCCGCTTTTAAAGCGCCTGTTTAGTTGAGGTGTTTATGTTTTTAGGAAATGAAGAACATATTCAGATAGGCAAAAAGCATCTTTCTAAAATTAAAGAGATGTTGGAACACAAAAAGAATGTAGCGCAGGAAACATTTGATAGTCAGCCGCTGCATATGCGTAAAACAATCTGCTTTCATGCTGGCCTGAAAAGCCGCCATGTTGAAATGAAGTTTGCAGAATTAACGCCGACTGAAAGGCGTCAAGTGGTTGCGGCGCTAAATTCTTTACTGGGATTAACTGAGACCCTGCCGAAATTTATCAGTGAAGATGATTGCAGAATAAATATTAAGCACTAACCCGAATTCAAATTAATAGGCGTAAACCCGCCGGGCATTTTTTTGCCCAAAAACAGGAGTTTTATACATGAAAGAAATGATTAATAAATCCCGAATCGGCTTTGCTGGTTTGCCTGTTGTCGGTTTTGATATGGGTTCGGCTGAGGGTGATTACACCGGTGAGCTGACCTTAATGCTCAATGCTGCACGTAATGAAGAACGTGGCAATCGTGCGCAGGTGTTTGCCTCCCGCCTGGAAGCTATCGCATGTTTCATCATCCAAAAAGAAATGACCGGAATCGAAGCTGCCGAAGCATTACGCCAGGAAGCCACCCGCATTCAAAATGAAGCGGGAGACCTGCACTAATGATGAAACATGAAGAAGCCACGCCAGAAATGGCGGAAGCAATGGCAAAGCGCATTGATATCGATCTGGTGTTCACCATCATCCCTAAAAAGAACGGCGACCTGATTCTGGCTGAAATCAAGACGGATAAAGAAACCCGTACACAGTATTGCTCCACGCTGGCTGTGTTTCAGTTGAGGTTTTCCCTCGCTACCGAATTCATCAATCGCTGTGTTGATCGCGCTATATGGGCTAAGAAAATCACCAGCGCGGCATCAATGCGCAATGAGTACAACCGCGCTGCTGATCTGGTATTTGCTGCCCTGGTAAAACTGCAACAGCCGGAGGTGTCACATGGCTGATGTCATTGATACCGCCCAGGAACGCGCAGACCTGATTCTGGCTGCACAAATCCAAGCCGCCCGCGCCCCTGTTGCGGGTGTTTCTGCCATGTTCTGCCTGGACTGTGACCGACCTATTCCCGAAGAACGCCGCGCAGCTCTGCCAGGTGTTGAGCTGTGCGTGTATTGCAAAGAACTTGCTGAACTCAATGCCAAACATTATCGAGAAAACCAATGATGATTTTCTCGGTAGTACTGATCGCGCTCGCGGGTATAAATGCCCGCTTTTTATTCTTAGATATTAAAGGCGGCATGTAATGGAACAAATGCGCACTATGCTGAAATGGGCGGGTTCTAAAGTCCGCATCATGGATATTTTAAAACAACATCTGCCAGTAGGTCGTCGGTTGGTTGAGCCGTTTGCGGGTTCCTGTGCTGTAATGATGAATACCGATTATGACGAATATCTGATTTCAGATATTAATGTTGATTTAATCAACATGTATAACATTATTAAAAAAGAGCCAGAAGAATTTATATTTGGTGCAAAGGAGTTTTTCAAAGTAGCTAACATTGAAACTACTTATTATGAAGTCCGGCATGCCTTTAATTTAAATCCATCCTGCCTTTTTACGCACGCGGTTCTTTTTCTTTATTTGAATCGTCATTGTTATAACGGATTATGTCGTTATAACCTTAGCGGTGATTTTAATACTCCATATGGGAAATATAAAAAAGTCTATTTCCCCGAAGCCGAGATCCGTGCATTCGCCGAAAAAGCGAAGCGGGCAACTTTCATCTGCTGCTCTTTTGATGAAGCCCTGACAATGGTTCAGCCTGGTGACGTTATTTATTGTGATCCGCCTTACCTGCCTGCGTCTACCTCCGCAAATTTCACAGGCTATGCTCCCGCCTGTTTTGGCAAGCTTGAACATGAGCAACTGAGTGCGAACTTGCTCGCACTGGCTGAGCGCAGCTATCCAGTGATCGCATCAAATTCAGACACCCGCGAAGCGCGTGGCCTTTACGGTAAATTTGATATTACTGCGTTTGATGCTCCGCGCTCCGTTGGTGCTGCTGCTGGCAGTATCAAAACAGCCCCTGAAATCATCGCCAAACTCACACCAGAAAATCCGCAATACCTTCCTCTGGTTCGTGAAGAAGAAACCGAAGGGGCTGAATAATGACTTATTTGACTCATGAATTAAAAATACTACCGGAATATTTCAGTGCGGTATGTAGTGGCGTCAAAAAGGCGGAGCTGCGAAAAAATGACCATGACTATCAGGTGGGTGATTCCATTATTTTGAAAGAATGGGTGCGCGGTGAAGATAATTTGGGTAGTTACACGGGGCGCTCCTGTGTCGTCATAATTCAGCATATTGCGAATGTCACTGAGTATGCACCTGGGTATGTGCTTCTGAGTATTGATCTGCCATCTCTGAAGTGTTTCCCAGTAGCACGCCCTGGCGGGTCTTCTAAGTAATGCAGACCAGCCGCTTCACTCCGCAAATTGAAACGCCCGCAGCTTGGGCGTTTTCCTGGAACAAACCACGCCAGGCCGTTTCTGGCCTGGAAAGACCGCTTACCCGTGATGAATACGATCAGGGGCAAGCTGTTTTAATCAGAGTAAAAAACCTCTCTACCGACCTGCGAGAAATTTTCACAGGCCGCTATGCGCATCTGCTGAAAACCCAGGGCATCCACGCCGCAAATAAATATCTGGTTTATACCCTTGGGCGCAGCATTCTGCCGCGTGTGGATGCAGTCAATTCAGCGCATGAAATGAATCTTCATGCTTCCATAAAATTCATGTCTGAGGCAGACACCTATCATGGCCTGCCGAGCATGAGCGACAAACCGCTGCGCCGGTTCGCGCAGGATATCGCCGGACAACTGAAAGAAATCTATGAAGACTATTGCGATCAATTGCTGGAAGAAAACGGCGGAGATAATACAGCGCTTTTCTCAGCTTTCACGCAAGGCCACCTATACGGTGAAATCGCCGGAATGGCTCGCGCTTTCAACGTCACGCCGATGTACTGGAAGAAATACTGCAAAGGTAAATTAGATGCGGTTTCCGCAATCGCCGGTATGTCACGTCTGGTTAATCCGGATTGGTGGTTAAGTCAGTTGAAAGGCCAGCGCACCCGCTGGCGTGAGTCTTTGCTGATCGCCATCGGCAAGGTAAACCGCGACGCCTCCCCCTATGCCAGTAAGCAGGCTATTCGTGAAGTACGTGCGCGCCGCCTGTCTAATCTCGACTACCTGAAAAGCTGCGACCTGGAAAACATCGAAACCGGCGAGCGTTTCAGTCTGATCGACAAAGTGATGGCGAGCATTTCAAACCCTGAAATCCGCCGTATGGAGTTAATGAGCACGATCGCAGGCACCGAAAAATATGCTGCCGCAAATGGCGACGTCGGGATGTTCCTGACCATCACCACCCCTTCCAAATATCACCCGACCCGCATGGTCGGCAAGGGCAATAAAAAACGCGTTCAGCGGAATCACTCCTGGGACAAGGAAGCCTTTACCCCGAAAGATGCGCAGCGTTATCTGTGCGGGATCTGGAGCAAGATGCGCACCGCGTTTAAAGATAATGATTTGTCTGTATACGGTATGCGGGTAGTGGAACCACACCACGACGCGACGCCGCACTGGCACATGATGTTATTCACTAAGCCCGCCATGCGTCAGCCGGTGATCGATATCATGCGTAAATACGCTATGAAAGAAGACGGTGACGAGCGCGGCGCTGCTAAAAATCGCTTTGACTGTAAGCACCTGAACCGTGGCGGCGCGGCTGGCTATATTGCCAAATACATCGCAAAAAACATCGACGGCTACGCGCTGGAAGGCGAGCGCGACCACGAAACAGGCGAGTTGCTGACAGATTCCGCCGCTGCTGTTACGGCCTGGGCTGCTACCTGGCGCATTCCTCAGTTTCGCCCTATCGGCCTGCCTACCATGGGTTCATACCGTGAGTGTCGCCGTATCCGCTCCATCAGTCTGTCTGAAACCTTTGACAAAGAAGTGGAAGCCGTTCGCGCTGCTGCTGATGCCGGTGATTTTATGGCGTACATGTCAGCCCAGGGCGGCGCAAATGTGCCTCGCGACGATCAGACTGTGCGCGTAGCCCGCCGCGTAGCTGACGAGCTGAACGCATACGATGAAGAAGTGAAAAAGGTTGTGGGCATTTTCGCGCCTCACCTTGGCGACTCCCGTGTTTATGAAACCCGTACAACTCAGTGGCGCATCGTTTCTTCCGCCGTTGACGTTGAGGTTTTGACCTTAAAAAGCGCCTCCGGCGCGCCTCGGAGTCCTGTCAATAACTGTGGGTTAGGTGGAAAGAAACAGGCTGCAAATAGGCGCGATAGCCAGGCTGGGAGCGACCTTACAGCGTCCAATCCCAACAACCTGCGAGTTATTGACTGGACAGACACAGCCGCCGTGAGGGCGATTGTGGCGCGCATACGGGAAGAAACGCCGAGAGTTAGCAAGGCGCAGCGAAGTTTTGACCCAACAAAAGGGCGTGACGTTGCCCCGTCTGCAAGATTGACGAGAGAAGAACGGGCGCGCCTGCCTGAAATTGAGCGCGAATTGATGAAACACAGCATCACTGCGGAGCGTTGGGAGCTGGAAGCGTTAAGCCGTGGGGCGAAAGTCAGCTTTGGTGATCAGAAAATGCAATTTGAAGTTTTGCAGGATTGGGCAGAATTCAACTAAGTCGCTGTCAAGTAAATCAGTGAAATGTTACTAAGTTACTGGCGGTTTAAGAGAAACGTAAATCTTGGCTAAGAGGGAATGAACATATGAAATTTCGAAAGCTTCAACAGTGGGTTGTCTTAAAAATTATGGGTCAAGCTGACGCCTGGAACAGTATGTTTACGGATGAGATTAACAGAAAAGTTATCAAAGCTTTTAACGAACATTTCCCAAAAAACGAAGACCAAAATTTCGCAGATAAAACACTTAAAGAAATGAGGGTCTTTTACCGTGATGGGATGAGCGTAATGTTGTCAGTCTGGCTTACCGCAGCCAGCTTGTTTATCTCGGCAGTGGCATTAATTGTTTCTATTGTTGCCCTGTTCATCAGCTTTATGGCGAGATAGCTGGAATGCAATCCGTGCTTAGCAATAGAGAAAAATCATTCAAATGCTCAATTGTTTAGCAAATAACTAACAGAATTTTATGGAAATTATTTCGGTAAAATCTTATAGTACTGTATACATAAACAGTAGTTATGATTCAGGAGTGAGCAATGGATTCCTCGCATGAGCTTAGAATTGCGCTGATAAAAATCCGGCTTATGGCTGATATTTCTCGCGATGCGCAATGCAGAGCTGATGAACTCCATATGGTATTAGAGATGATTTCTGAATTTGCTGATCGTGCATTAGACGAGGATGAATGCTGTCATCTTTCTGCAGAATAAAAAATTCGAAAGCTATGCATGCATTATGCGCATGGTTTTGCATGATCCCGAAAGGATCAAAAAATACCTGATCGCCTCTCTCGCTGGGCTTGGAGCTGTTTTGAGTAATGCATTAAAAACGGTGAGTCAAGTCAGAAGCGGGCAGGCGGGTAACATTGCGCGCGCCGAGGAGAGGAGCGTCAAAAATGATGCAGCCAGCTATGTATGCAGGGGCATTTTCTCTTTTTCACTGCCTTTGCGGTACGGTTTTAGACAGATGAGCGGTGCTTAGGTGATGTGGAGCGATCGGTTTGGTATAGGGAGCATCACACATCTTCGAATATAGTGATGAGATAATGATTTGTACCAATTGGGCGGGGAAGGAATAAAACCCACGCTAGGCTCCAAGAGTTCATAGCCAGCCTGACACCCTTGGTACTCGGGGAGCAACCTGGTATGAAAGTAATCTCATTGCCAGAAGAGGACATTACTTACTTCATATTGTGTTAACTAATTGGGACACCACAATATATTGAGAAGGATTCCACACTTCACAATATTTCATAGAGTGCACATTGCACAGTCGAAGATTTTCACCTATATTCTTCAGCAAGGTGATGGTGTTCCACCTTTCCCAACCGCCGGACTGTCCAGTTCGGATGATGACGCCTGATATACATTTTTTGCTTTCTCTCTTAGGCACGTATGTCAGGTATTCTTATGAAAAAAATCTATCTTTATAATTCGTCTGTTAACGTTCTTCTGCACCGTCAGAGGAAGACGTTATGATCCGCGTTTTTGGTCACCTCAATCCCGATAGCGACAGCGTCTGCAGTGCTCTCGTTACAGCGGACTGGCTTAAAAGCCTCGGAAAGCACGCTACCCCCTTCAGGCTTGGCGATATTACCCCTGAAACGGCGTTTATTCTGCAGCAGGCCAACGTGCAACCCCCTCACCTACTCAAAGAAGACCTGCGTGGAAAAGATGTCTGGCTGGTCGACTTTACGGATTTGGAGCAGGGCCCACCCTCTTTAGCTTTCAGTAACATTTTGGGCATCATAGACCATCATCGGTTAGGTACGGTCATCACACAAAACCCTCCGGATGTTTGGATACGTTCCGTCGGCTGCTGTGCCACCATACTCTGGCAAATCCTTACCTTTGAATATCATCAGCCCATTTCCTCCTCTCAGGCCATACTGATGTTGGGCGCGATACTGAGTGATACCGTGGCGCTCACATCACCAACCACTACCACTCACGACATGGCTGCCGTGCAGGCATTATCCGTCATAAGTCAACTGAATTATGACGCCTTTGTGAAAGGGCTGCTGATCGCTAAAACCGACATCGTGGGGCTGACACCAGACCAACTTCTTATGAAAGACGCCAAGCGCTATCAGATTAACGGGCAGTCGCTACTGCTTTCACAAATCGAAGTGGCATGCATGTCGGCAATTAACACCGTGCTCCCTGATCTGCTTGTCGCGTTAACAAAAGAATGTCAGTCCGGCAATCTAGACATGGCTATGTTGGCCGTCACGGATATTTTCCAGAAAAACACAACGTTATATTTCTCAGATAATAATGCGCTCGATCTCACATGCCTTTCTCTTCCCGGCGTTATAAGTAGGAAAAAGGACATACTCCCGTGGCTGACGCACGAGCTTACAACCTCGTCGAGGTAATTTATGCCAATCTATAAACATGCTCTGATATTGCTCAGCGATGAAACCGACGGCCAACTCCTGCTGCAGGGGATTGCAAAGGGATTCCACGAACAAGGGACAGAGATCACCCTTGGGCACCTCACCTCAGATTATCGGGAGTTAGACATTGCATCTGACTCATTAACCAAGGATCGCCAGTCGGCTGAAATTATTGCGGCCAAGGCCATGCTTAGCCGGTTGGTTGGGGCGGCGAGCTTTCCTGTGGATGTGAAAGAAATTGTAACCATCAGTCGCTTTAAGGACGTCGAGGCCTGCGTCAAAGATTCAGGTGTAGATTTGGTGATTATGGGACATAAAAACAGGTTGTTCGGGATGCTCTCCTCCCACTCGATAGAATTCATCAACCACCTGACCGTTGATGTGCTGATTAAGCATATTACCACTCACTGATATTCGAGGTTTATATGAGCTTTATTATTGATAAAATTGTTGCACGCGAAATTCTGGATTCACGGGGTAACCCAACCATAGAGGTCGATGTCACAACCCAATGCGGCTCTACTGCAAGAGCATCAGTCCCATCAGGAGCAAGTACCGGTTCTCGCGAGGCCATTGAGCGCCGCGACGGGGATAAAGCGCGCTTTGGTGGGAAAGGCGTGCTCAACGCAATCGAAAGCGTTAACTCCGAAATTTTTGACAGCCTTAAAGGGCATGATGTGCGCGACCAGCGCGGCATCGACAACATCATGATCGCCCTCGACGGGACGGATAATAAAGCGCGTCTGGGGGCAAATGCTATTCTGGGCGTATCGCTTGCCGTATCAAGGCTCGCAGCTCAGCTATCGCATACGCCGTTGTACCGTTACCTGGGTGGAATTGGGGCAAATCTATTGCCGGTGCCCTGTATGAACATAATTAACGGGGGTGTCCATGCCCGCGGACAAGGGGCTGACTTTCAGGAATACATGATTGCCCCCTGCGGTGCACCGACGTTCAGGGAGGCCGTGCGCTGGGGGAGTGAAGTTTATCAGGCACTTCGCCAGGTTCTTCTTGAGAAGGGTTTGTCGACCGGCGTGGGGGATGAAGGCGGTTTTGCACCGGCTGTTTCTTCAAATCGCGAGCCTCTGGAGCTGATTGTGCTGGCCATTGAGAAAGCAGGTTACCGCCCTGGTGAAGACATTGTTATCTGCATGGATCCCGCCTCCAGCGAGTTCTACAGTGATGGTAAATATCATCTGCGCACAGAAAATGCCGAGCTGACCTCACAGGAAATGACAAACTACTATCAAACTCTGGTGAAAAACTTCCCGATTGCCCTGATTGAAGACGGTCTCGCCGAGGATGACTGGGCGGGATGGAAAATTCTGCACGATGCTTTAGGGGATCAGGTGGAATTGGTTGGTGATGACCTGTTTGTGACCAATGTGAAATATATCCAGCGCGGGATTGATGAAAATCTTGCCAACGCCGCATTGATTAAACTCAACCAGATTGGTTCCCTGAGTGAAACTTTTGACGCGGTTCAGCTTTGTCATGACAACAACTGGGGTGCCTTTATCTCACACCGCAGCGGTGAGACGGTGGACAGTTTTATCGCCGATATGACAGTAGCCATGCGTGCTGGCCATTTGAAAACAGGGGCGCCGTGCCGGGGCGAGCGTATCGAAAAATACAACCAACTCATGCGAATTGAGGATGAGCTGGGTTCGTCGGCACAGTTCGCAGGAAAGTCTGCCTTTAAATAACCTTACCGTATTAATCCCCCCTGGAACACAACCGGGGGGATTAAGGAGATATGATGAAAACTCACATTTTTATTATTTCTATGTTTACAGGTATTGTCGCAACTTACGCCGTTTTATTCCTGGGATGCTTGTTTACCGGCAATACATTACCCACAGTGGGCATCGTTATTATTTCACTTATAGTTGGTGCCTGCGCGCAGCAGTTGTCGAGGCTGTTGATGTCCAATAGATAGCATAGTAAGAGCATTCCTTGATGCGACGGTGAGTCCAAGCCCTGTATCACGGGGCTTTGCAGTGTTATTCCGGAGTAAGCTCATAAGAAGTAAACCTGATCACCCCCTCCCCAAACCACGCATTCAACTCCTTGAACCGTTCCTGCAGCGGTGTCAGCTCATTCCGCACAAATACCTGGGATGCCTTAACTGAATCACCAAACCCGCCGCTGTTCTCCGGAATAATGCCCATCATCTGAGGTGGCACGCGGTGCGCGCAAAGCAAATCGTTCTGACTGGCTTTCTTGATATTAAAAAAATCGTCTTTGGTTGCGACTTCACTCAAAGGGATGATTTTTAGCCCGTCAGGCTTGCCGTTAGGCGCGTACATAAACCCGTTACGGAAGTTACCCAGACCTTTAGTACTACCCATTGCCTTACGCATGGCATCAACATCGCTGCTGCTCATCGCTGCATCCGTCATATACAAAATGTATCCGGCGTGTGCGCCGTTCTGATAGTACTTGCGGCGGAACAACGTGGCTGCCTCATTCAACCAGGCGGAATTCAGGGCGCTGAGATATTCCGGCAGGCCGTACAGCTCCTGATTAATATCAGGTTCAATCAGATGAAACACGCTGCCTGTTTCAAACTGGTGCGCTTCTTTCCATTGCTGCACAAACCAGTAAGTATCCGGCTCCACACCGCGCCGTGCATATTTGGCGGGCACAGTTTTCATCACCACTGCGTCTCCGAGCTGGTTGCGGATCACTTCTAAAAATGCGTTCCCGAATACCAGATAATCCAGGGCAAAGCGGCTGAACTCCTGCTGTGATAGCAGCGGATGCGGGACAAAGGTCGAAGCCAGAATATTACGCTTAACGTAAAGCGATGAACTGTGGTGAACCGCCGCCCGCAGCGTGCGAGCCAGTCCGTCAAAGCTGATCGGCGGCTCATACCACTGGCCGTTACCAATACATTCGATGTAATCGAGAATTTCACGGCGGTCTAAAACCGGTGTCGGATCGCCAAAGCTGAACGTCATCTCCCCTCCGGTCTGCTGCGCCGTTGCTGTAACCGTGGTTTGTGCCGCCTTGCGGAATTTGCGCTTAGCCACGTTGATCACCTTTTGGGTGTGAGTGGTTGGTGTGGGCGCTGCCCTGGTATTGCGCGCAGAATTCCTCCGCTGACGGCTGATGTTTCAGGCGATGCGGCTCGCTGGAATTATCCTTGCCCGTCCAGACGTTTTTTTGTGGGGCGACGTGGCTGCTGTTGTGAGTGGTTTTCATTAGTAAAACTCCAGGATGTTAGGGCTTTGGCCGCCGTTCGCGGCAGTCAGCGGTTCGTTAAGCAGTGCGTGCATGATTGCCCAGGCGACATCCGCGTGACTGGCCTCCTCGCTGCGGCTGGCCTCGTAGGTGGAACGGCTGCCGCTGGCGGTCATGGTTTTGCGAATTGCCATGAATGACGAGGTGATGTCTTTATGGTTGGTGTCGTACTCCAGGCGGCCGGAGGTGATGGTGTCTTTTGCTTTCAATACCATTTTCGTCTTGGTTTCCGTGCTATAGCGGATTTCCATCGCGGCGGGGAAGAACTGGCGGACAAGCTGGAAAACACCCTGGCCGATGCCGGTGGCGTCCACGCCGATGTATTCCACGCAGTAGCGTTTTGTTAACGCCTCAATGCTTTTGGCCTGGGCGGCAAAGTCCATGCCCTTCCACTGGTGGCGTTCCAGCACTCGGAACTTGCCCCCGTCTACCAGCGGCGGAGCCACCACGGCACAGCCTGCGCTGTCGCCGGTGTGTGACGGGTCGTAACCAATCCAGACGGCGCGATAACCAAACGGACGCACGGCGAACGGGCTGAAATCCTGCCATTCCTCCGCGCTTTCCACCATGCAGCGCTGCAGCTCGGCAAACGGGAACACCGAGGCCTGATCGTCAACGAACTCACACATGAACAGGTTGCGGAAGTCCTCCGCGCTGTTCTCCTGTTTCAGCGTGTCGATGTTGAACAGGTTGCAGCCACCGGCTAGCGCGTCCTCAATGGTGACGATTTGCCGCCACTGGCCATCTTCACAAAGCCGCCCTTTTGCCAGGGCGTGATGCCCGATATCCAGCTCAATCCTGTCGTTCGGATTTTCCCGCCCCTTGTTGAACAGTTCGCCAGACCAGAACGGATACGCGCCGTGCGTCAGCGCTGACGGGGTGGAGAAATAGGTGGTGCGCAGATGCTCCTGTGATGCCATCCCGCTGGCGACCTTGCGCAGCTTCTGGAAGTTGGGGATCCAAAAGATTTCGTCCACATACAGATCGCCGTTGTGGCTTTGGGCGGTGTTGGAGTTGGTGCCTAAGAAAATCAGCTTCGCGCCGTTGTTGCCGAGCACAATCGGGTCGCCGGTCAGCTCAACACCGGCCAGGCGCGCAAACTGAATAATGTATTCACGGAACACGTAAGCCTGGGTTTTACTGGCGGAGAGAAAAATCTGGTTATGGCCGGTTGCCAGGGCGCGCAATAACGCTTCCCGGGCAAAGAAGAACGTCGCGCCGATTTGTCGCGATTTCAGGATGTCGCGGATACGGTGTTTAAGCCCCGCGTCATACCATACGCGCTGATACTGGAAGCACTGGGCAAGAAAAATATCCTCCAGTTTTTCCAGCGCCTCGTCACTGAAATGGTTCTTAGTCGGCTTCTTACGATCGCCTTTGTTCCGGTTGGCAACGTTAGGGTTTAAATCCACCTCATTCCCGCTTTGACCGTAGCGGTTCACCCTTGCCAGGCGCTCCATTAACCGGCCTAACGCCTCCATTTCCTTGTAGTCCGCATTCCCTTTCACGTCTTTAGCTGTGAGCTGGATCAGACGCGCTTCCAGGCTGGATTCCACGCGGGAAATCGGCGCAACGTTGTCCCAGGCGTCGCGCGTTTTCCAGCTCTGCACCGTCGGTATTTTTTGGGTCAGCAGTTCCGCAATCTGACGAACAGAAAAACCCTGCCAGTAAAGCAGTGCCGCCTGTCGCCTTGGGTCGCTGATGATGGTTGAGTTTGTCATTTTCATGACTGCCACGTTAACGAGCGGCCTGCTGATTTTCCTGCTGTCCACGTTGTGCCATCAAGCATCAACCCGCATCGGCTGGCGATGTCAGGCGTGTGTCTGGAAACTTGGATTTCTCAGAAGCACACACCGACTGGAGTCAGAAAATGGCAATGGCAACAAAAGCAAAGCGCTTTCGCATCTGCACCGAAGGGGCAACCACCGACGGACGCGAAATCACCCGCGACTGGATTGAACAGATGGCGGCGACCTATGACCCGAAGGTTTACGGCGCACGCATCAACATGGAGCACATCAAGGGCTATTTCCCTGACAGTGCGTTTCGTATGTACGGCGATGTCACTGGCGTTTACGCCGAAGAAGTGGCAGACGGCGCGCTGAAAGGCAAGCTGGCATTGTATGCAGACATCGACCCGACACCTGATTTAGTGTCGATGGTGAAAGCCCGCCAGAAGGTTTACACCTCCATCGAAGTGAACCCCTCGTTTTCCGACACCGGCAAAGCCTACCTGATCGGCCTGGCCGTGACCGACAGCCCCGCCAGCCTCGGCACCGAGTACCTGCAATTCAGCGCGAAGGCACAGCAAAACCCGCTGGCTGGCCGCAAACAGGATGCCGGAAACCTCTTTACCGCTGCCGAAGAAACGGCGTTCGAGTTTGAGGAAGAGAAACTGGCTGCGCCGTCACTGTTCTCCCGCGTGAAACAACTGCTGTCCAGCAAATCCGCCTCGGATGATGCCCGCTTTAAAGACGTGCATGACGCCGTGGAAGTGGTGGTGGAACACGTCGAAACCGGCCTGAAAGCTACTGATGAAAAGCTGTCCGCGCTGCAAACCTCACTTACGGAACGCCTCAACACGCTGGAACAAACCGCGAAAGATGACCGCGAACAGTTCAGCACGCTGAAAGGCAAGCTGGAGAAGTCCGCGCCGCAGAACTACACGCAGCGCCCCGTTTCCAGCGGCGGCGGCAAGGGTGATGCAGCCCATTTCACCGACTGCTAAGCACAACGCTCGCGATTAACCCGTTAACAAATTTGGATAAAAACGCATGAAACAAACAACCCGCTTTCAATTTAACGCCTACCTGTCCCGCATTGCCGAGCTGAACTCGGTGGACACCGGCGACCTGGATAAAAAATTCAGCGTGGAGCCGTCGGTAACGCAGACGCTGATGACCCGCGTGCAGGAATCTTCCGCCTTCCTGCAGATGATTAACATCATTCCGGTGGATGAAATGAAAGGTGAAAAGGTCGGCGTCGGCGTGTCCGGCTCCATTGCCAGCACGGCAGACACCAGCGGCACCGGTGAACGCCAGACGGCGGACTTCAACACCCTGACCGCTGAGGGTTATGAGTGCCGCCAGACGAACTACGATTTCCATTTCCGCTACGCCACGCTTGATTTGTGGGCGCGTTACCAGGATTTCCAGGCGCGTTTACGTGACGCCATCGTGAAACGCCAGGCGCTGGATCGCATCACCATCGGATTTAACGGTGTTGAGCGTGCGGCGACATCAAACCGCACCAAAAACCCGCTGTTGCAGGACGTGAACGTGGGCTGGCTGCAAAAGTACCGCAACAATGCGCCGGAGCGCGTGATGAGCAAAATTCTCGGCGAGGATGACGCCGTGATTTCCGAGACTGTTCGCGTCGGTGCCGGGGGTGACTTTGAGAACCTGGACGCGCTGGTGATGGATGCCACCAACAACATGGTTGACCCGATTTATCAGGACGATACCGGCCTGGTGGTGATCTGTGGCCGTCAGTTGCTGGCCGACAAGTATTTCCCGCTGGTGAACAAGGCGCAGGAGAATTCCGAAAGCCTGGCGGCGGACATGATTATCAGCCAGAAGCGCATCGGTAACTTACCGGCAGTGCGCGTGCCTGGCTTCCCTGCCAATGCGTTCATGATCACCCGCCTGGATAACCTGTCCATTTACTGGATGGATGGTTCACACCGCCGCCACATCGAAGAAGTGCCGAAGCGTGACCGCATCGAAAACTACGAATCCATTAATGAGGATTTCGTGGTGGAAGACTATCGCGGCGGCTGCCTGGTCGAAAACATTCAGCTCGGCACCTTTAAAAACGTTAAGCCTGAATCAGCGCCTGTTGCTGAGTCTGAGTCAGCGGAATAAGGGGAACGTCATGATTAGCCCTTGCCGTCGTCACATGTTGCGACAGTCAGCCATCATCGCCGCACAGCAGGCCGCCGGTCATCTGCCCCATGCCACCGGCTACGAACTGCAAATGCAAAAGCTCAATGCAGATAAGCAGGCACTGCACAAGATCCAGTCCTTCCAGGACAAGGCGGCGTTAAAACGCAAGCTGTTGCCGGAATACGCCCCGTGGGTGTCGGGCGTACTCGCCGAAGGGAACGGCGCGCAGGATGCCATCCTGATGACCGTCATGATCTGGCGTATTGACGCCGGTGATATTGCCGGTGCGCTGAACATTGCCCGCTACGCCTTTAAACACCGGCTCGCGATGCCGTTCGGCACCCGCACGGCGGGCTGCGCTTTCACTGAGGAAGTGATCGACCAGGCTGTACGTGCCCGCACCGCCGGTGAACCGGTCAGCGTTGAGCTGATGCTGGAAGTGCTGGAACTGACTGACGCTGAGGATATGCCCGATAAAGTCCGTGCCCAGTTGCACAAAATTATCGGCTATCTCTACCGCGACGGCGGCAAGGACACGTTAGCCCTGGCGCGTCTGAAAAGTGCCTTAATTCTCGACGGCAAATCAGGCGTTAAAAAAGATATTGAGCGCCTGGAGTCTGCCATTAAAAAGGCATCCGGCAGCTAAAAAGCATGCGCCCCGCGCAGGGCGGCACGCCAGCCGCGACGGGTCTTTGACCTCGTTCAACGCTGGCGTCCACCGCCCCCCCCATTCAGAGGTCATTATGTCTCTTGTTGTACCTGCACCGAAACCGGACGCCGCGACGGAACCCGCGATTAAAAATACCCACTTTTGGCCTGATGTGGATCCGGTTGAGCTGCGCGACACGCTGCGCCTGGAGGGCACCGTGACCGCTAAACGGCTGAGAGCTGCCGCAAAGTTTGCCATGACCGAAGTGAACGCCGAGCTGTACAGCTTTCGCGATGCGCAGATTTCGCAGGGGTTTAATCGCCTGGCGGATGTCCCCGCCGATCAGATTGATGACGAAAGCGTGAAGGTCTGCGCCTATCAGCGCGCCGTGGCGTCTATTGCGGCGGCCTTCCTGGCGGAGCGTTACCCGAATAACGACACCACCGATAAAGGCAGCAAAAAGGCCGAAATCGTGGAAAGCACGGTGGATGACTTATGGCGGGACGGACGCAACGCCATTAGCGACGTCGCCGGTGTGTCTCACTGCATCATCGGGCTGCTCTGATGAAAGTCACTGCCGAACAGGGCGACACCGTGGATTCGCTCTGCTGGCGGTACTACGGGCGCACGGAATCGGTCGTTGAAAAAGTTTACGCGGCTAACGTTGGCTTAGCCGCACAGGGGGCAATTCTGCCCCATGGCTACGCGGTGGAGCTGCCGGACATACCCCAGGCCGCAGTCAGTGAAACCGTCTCACTTTGGAACTGATAATGACGATGCAGCGCATTACCTCATTTTTCAGCTACTTAATTGCCGTCTTTCTTACCTGGTTTGCCGGATTAACTTCACAAGATATCGCTTTTTTGGTGGGTGCCATCGTCGGCGTCGCGACCTTCCTGGTGAACTGGTACTACCGGCGCAAAACTTACCGCCTGCTGAAAGAAATGGGCGTGAGAGGGGAAATCAATGCAGCCATCAATCGTTAGACGCTGCGCCGTCGCCGCTGTGCTTGCGATTGCCGCGCTGCTGCCGCAAACGCAGACGCTGAAAACGTCCGCCGCCGGTCTGGCACTGATTGCCGATTTTGAAGGCTGCCGCCTGTCCGCCTATCAGTGCAGCGCGGGCGTCTGGACAAACGGCATCGGGCACACCGCAGGCGTGAAGCCGCTAACGCAAATCAGCGAACGTCAGGCCGCCGTTAACCTGGTGGAAGACGTGATGCGGGTGGAGAAAGGCATTGCGCGCTGTATGCCGATTGCCATGCCGCAGCCCGTGTATGACGCCGTGGTGTCGTTTGCGTTCAATGTCGGCGTGACGGCGGCCTGCAAATCAACGTTAGGGTTTTTCATCAACAAGGGTCGGTGGCGTGACGCCTGCGAGCAGTTGCCGCGCTGGGTGTTTGTGAACGGTGAACGCATCACCGGGCTGGAACGCCGCCGTGTGAATGAGCTGGCTTACTGCCTGCGGGGAGTCTGATGCGCATTGTGATTATTTTATTGCTGGCAGCCTGCGCGCTGGCGGGGCTGCAAACCTGGCGTATTGGTGGCCTGCATGATGAAGCCGAACAGGCGCAGCGCATCATCGGCACGCTGTCCGCCGGAATCGAAAGCCGCGACAACGTTATTAATCGCCTGAACGATGATGCCGTGACGCGGGAACGCCAGGAGCAAAGCCTGCGCACCCAGCTCTCACGGGCGGGTGAGCAGGCACGCGTCCGTGAATACCATATTCAAAGGTTACTTAATGAAAACCAGGAAATGCGCGATTGGTATGGCGCTCGTCTGCCTGACGGTATTGGCCGGATGCACGCGCGTCCCGCCTTTGCCAGCGCCGCAGATTATTTACGTTGGTTGTCCGGCGGTAACGAGTTGCCCGATACCGGCAAGCTCACCGGTCACTAACGGCGACTTAAGCAGTGATGTCAGAAACCTGGAGGCCGCGCTGACGGCCTGCGGCCTCCAGGTGGAAGCAGTCAAACAATGCCAGGAGGAACACCGTGTTAAAACCCGCCCAGCTGAGAAAAGCGTTAACTGATGCGGTGCCAGTGCTGCAAACCAGCCCCGACACATTGCGGATGTTTGTGGATAATGGCCGCATCGTTTCCACGTTAGCCAGTTCGCTGTCGTTTGAATACCAGTATCAGACAGAACTGTTGATCACCAACTTTGCCCAGGACTGCGATCTGATTATTGTGCCGATCCTGGCGTGGTTGCGTGAGAACCAGCCGGACATCATGGCGACGCCGGAAAAGCAGCAGACCGGCTTTAAATTTAAGGCCGATATGCTGGATGATGGTTCCTACGATATCGCGATTGATGTGCAGCTCACCGAGCGCGTGATCGTGAAACAGATTGATGCCGGTCTGTATGTGGAGCATTTTCCGGAACCGCCACTGCCGGAGCCGGTGGAAAGGCCGCGTGAACTGTACCTGCACGGCGAGTTAGTGAGCCAGTGGCATGAGTGAGCTGTCAGCCTTTGATACCCGTCTGGCAGGGCTGATTGCCGCGCTCTCACCGCAAAGCCGGAAGGCGATGGCGGCGACCATTGCGAAGCGTCTGCGCAAACATCAGCAGCAGCGCATCAAACAGCAAATTACCCCGGAGGGGCAGCCCTTCACACCCCGTCGCCCGCAGCCTTTACGCGCAAAGAAAGGCCGTATTAAGCGGGAAATGTTCGCCAAACTGCGCACGGCAAAATACATGAAGGCCAAAGGCACCGCAGACGACGCGGTGGTGGAATTCACCGGACAGGTTCAGCGCATGGCGAAGGTGCATCACTACGGGCTGCGGGATCGCCCGTCTGTCCGTGCTAAAGAAATGCAGTATCCGGCGCGCCCGCTGTTAGGGCTGGACGCGGAAGATATGAAAATTGTTGAAGAAGAATTGATTAACCTGCTGAGCCAGTAACCCCCCTGCGTTGTGCCACCCGCCATCAACCCGCCTCAAATTGTATGCCGCCTGACAGGGCGGCATTCTTTTATCCATGAATACATCCATCCCCAACAACGACATTCCGCGCCTGCTGCGCAATCTGATCCGCATTGGCACCGTTGCCGAGGTGGATTTAGATGCGGCAACTTGTCGCGTCAACACTGGCGGTAACGTCACCGACTGGCTGCACTGGCTGACCTCCCGCGCAGGGCGCTCGCGTTCCTGGTGGGCACCGTCCGCCGGTGAGCAGGTTTTATTGTTTTGCCTGGGCGGTGAGCTGGATACCGCCTTTGTGATGCCCGGCGTTTTCTCTGATGAATTCCCCGCCCCGTCTGCCTCGGCGGATGCCGTACACGTCACGTTTCCTGACGGCGCGGTGATCGAGTACGAACCCAAAACCGGCGCACTGCTGGCAACCGGTATCAAGTCCGCCACGGTAAACGCGTCGGAAAAAGTCGCTGTGACTGCACCGGATATCACCTGCACGGCGAAAACGCGCATCACGCTCGACACGCCGGAAGTGGTCTGCACCAAGAAGCTCACCACGGGCAGCCTGGAGGTGAAACAGGGCGGCACCCTAACCGGCAACCTCACCCATTCCGGCGGCAGCCTTACGTCAAACGGCGTGGTTGTGCATACCCATAAACACGGCGGCGTCCAGACGGGCGGCGGTCAGACGCAGGTGCCATCATGACGAACGCGAAATACATCGGCCTGGCGCGCGACACGGGGCGAAGCGTCGAAGACCTGGCGCATATTCAGCAGTCGGTCAGCGACATTTTGCGCACGCCCGTCGGTTCCCGCGTCATGCGCCGTGACTATGGTTCACTGCTATCGATACTGACCGACCGCCCGCAGAACGCGGCGCTGCGCCTGCAAATCATGGCGGCCTGTTACAGCGCAATCCTCAAGTGGGAGCCACGCGTCAGCCTGACCGGCATCACCTTTGAAACGACGTTTGACGGGAAAGCCGTGGTGGAACTCACCGGCACCCGCAAAGACACGTCCGCCGCCATTTCCTTAACCCTACCCGTGAGCTGAATTATGGCAACGATTGATCTCAGCCAGTTACCCGCCCCCGACGTGGTGGAGGTGCTGGATTACGAAATTCTGCTGGCAGAACGCAAAGCCACGCTGGTATCGCTGTACCCCGAAGACCAGCAGGCCGCCATCGCCCGCACGCTGACCCTGGAGTCTGAACCCATTGTGAAGCTGCTGGAGGAGAACGCTTACCGCGAAGTGATCCTGCGTCAGCGGGTTAACGAGGCGGCGCAGGCGGTGATGCTGGCCTATGCCACCGGCGCAGACCTGGACAATATCGCCGCCACGTTCAGCGTGGAGCGCCTGACCATCACGCCTGCGGATACGGTCAGCGTGCCCGCCGTGGCGGCAGTCATGGAAAGCGATGCGGATTTGCGTATCCGTGCGCAGCAGGCGTTTGAAGGGCTGAGCGTGGCCGGTCCGGTGGGTTCCTATGAGTATCACGGGCGCTCGGCTGACGGGCGGGTGGCGGATATTTCGGTCATCAGTCCGTCGCCTGCCTGCGTGACGATTTCCGTGCTGGCACAGACCGGCAACGGCACCGCGCCCGCCGACCTGCTGGCGAAAGTACAGGCCGCGCTCAATGACGAGAACGTGCGCCCGGTGGCTGACCGCGTAACCGTCCAGTCAGCTACGGTGGTGAATTACACCATTGACGCCGTGCTGTATCTGTTTCCGGGTCCGGAAGCCGAACCTATCCGCGAAGCCGCCGAAGCAAAACTGATTGCCTACACCACCGCACAGCACCGGTTAGGCCGCGACATCCGGCTGTCGGCCATTTATGCCGCGCTGCACGTTGAAGGCGTGCAGCGGGTGGAGCTGAAAAGCCCCGCCGCTGACATCGAGCTGGATAAAACGCAGGCGTCATTCTGCACCGCGTACACCCTGAAAGTGGGCGGCTACGATGAGTGATCGCCTGCTGCCCGTCGGTTCCTCGGCTCTTGAGGTTGCCGCCGCCGAGGCCTGCGCCGCGCTTGAAAACGTGCCGGTGCCGCTGCGGCAGCTTTGGGATCCGCTGACCTGTCCGGCAAAATTTTTACCTTACCTGGCGTGGGCGCTGTCGGTTGACCGCTGGGATGAAAACTGGCCTGTCGCTACCAAGCGCCGCGTCATTCAGTCGGCCTGGTTCATTCACTGCCATAAGGGAACCATTGGTGCCATCCGGCGCGTGGTGGAGCCGCTCGGCTACCTGATTAACGTGACCGAGTGGTGGGAGACGAATGACGAACCCGGGACGTTTCGCCTGGACATCGGCGTGTTGGAAACCGGCATCACCGAGGAAATGTATTTAGAAATGGAAAGGCTGATAGCTGATGCCAAACCGGCCAGCCGTCATCTGATTGGCTTGACCATCACCCAGGATATTAAAGGCGATGTTTACACCGGCGCGGCGCACTACCTGGGCGAGCTGCTGACCGTTTACCCCGCATAAGAGGACGATATGAGCACATTTAAATCCGTTGTCACCACGCTCGGCCAGGCGCGTATCGCGGCAGCCATTGCGGCGGGGACTGACATCAACATTACGCAGCTTGCCGTCGGTGACGGTAACGGCAAGGCGACCACGCCGGTTGCCACGCAGACCAAGTTGGTTAAAGAGGTGTACCGCACGCCGCTCAATTCATTAAAGCTGGATCCGACTCATGGCAACTGGGTGATTGCTGAGGCGGTGATTTCTGCGAGCGTCGGCGGCTTCTGGATGCGTGAAATGGGGCTGTTTGCCGACGACGGCACGCTGATTGCCGTCTGTAATATGGCGGACACCTACAAACCGACCCTGGCGGAAGGGTCAGGCCGCACGCAGACTTTACGGATGGTGATTGCCGTCAGCAACACCGAGGCCATCAGCCTGCTGATCGACGACTCGGTGATTATGGCCACCGAGCAGTATGTGAATGACCTGCTGGCCGCACATGAAAAATCCCGTAACCACCCCGACGGCACGCTGACGGCAAAGGGTTTTGTCCAGCTCAGTAGCGCGGTCAGCAGTACCAGCGAAGCGCTGGCCGCCACGCCCAAAGCGGTCAAGGCCGCCAACGACAATGCCAACACCCGCGTGCCGTCCACCCGCAAGGTGAACAATAAAGCGCTGGGCGCTGACATTACCCTGACGGCGGCGGACGTGGGGGCGTTGCCTGTCGCGTCCGCCGTGCTCGGCACCGCGAATATCAACACGTTTAATCTGGCAAACATCGGGGTTTACGTGCAGAGCACCGGCGCGAATGCCACCGTCGCCAATGGCTACCCGCCAGGCGCACAGGCTGCGGGCGTACTGGAAGTGATCCCCGCGTCCTGGACGGGCGGCGTGCTGCAGCGTTACACGGTGCAAAACACCGGCATGGTGTGGACGCGTGCGCTGAATGCGTCCTGGAATGGCACAGATGGACCCTGGCGTGACTGGGTGCAGGCCAGCGCGGTGAATTCCGTCGCGGTGCCGTCGGCCATCCTGACAACCACGGATATTAATACCCTGGGCTTTGCCAGCGGAGCCGGAAGCGCCGTCCTGTACGCGCAGCCTAAAAATGCCAACGCCACGGCGGCGCTGCACTATCCGCAGGGCATCGCAGGCACGCTGTATGTCACGCCGAGCGCCTACGGCTGTCAGCAGATGTACATCACGTTCACCGGCAATATCTGGAATCGCGGGTTGTCCGGTGACTGGAACGGTGTGGATGGTCCCTGGAAAGAGTGGGTGCCAACGTACGGCGCGAATAACAAACCCACCGCCGCCGACGTGGGCGCGTGGACGGCAGAGCAAAGCGCCGCCAGTGAAAAGGCGCTGGCGGATGAGGTGGCGACGGCCTTTAAAATCCGCACGAACCTAACCGCGACGGACTCCCCCAACGCGCTGCATGGTACGGCCATGTTCGGGCATTACGGCGTGCCCGGTGCCGCCGCCGCGACCACGGACAAAGGCTACCCGATGAACGGTTTTGTCGGCGTGATTTTCGTGACCTGGGGACCGAATGCGACGCAGCAAATTGCCTTTAACAACAACGGGCGACAGTTTACCCGGGGCGCGTCGGGGGCATGGAACGGCGTCGATGGTCCGTGGACGGCCTGGAATGAAATTTACTGCCAGGCCAACAAACCGACACCGGCAGACGTCGGCGCATTACCGGCGGGTGGGACGGCCGTCGCAGCGACCAAACTCGCCACTGCCCGCAAGATTGCCGGTGTGGCGTTTGATGGCACTGCGGATATCAATCTCAGCGCGGCAAACGTCGGCGCACTGCCTTCAGGTGGCACAGCCGTTGCCGCGACCAAGCTCGCCACTGCCCGCAAGATTGCCGGTGTAGCGTTTGATGGCACCAAGGATATCGGCATTTCCGCCGCAAACGTTGGCGCATATCCCCAATCAGGGGGCAACGTCGGCGGCTATGTTAATGCTACCTATCTGAGTGCCACGCAGCCCGCAAACCCCGGGAAAGAAGTGCAAGGCACTTTTATCGGATGGAATGAAACCAACGGTCAGGGGGAGTCTAATTTTATTAATAACCGTGGCGGCGGTGTGGGTGGATTCGCATTCCGTACTGTTAACTCCAACAACACGCAGCAAACGGGTTATGTCAGATTTAATGGTGTAGGGGACTTGAACGCTCAGGGCAATATTAGCGCTGACACCGGAGGGGTTTATGAGATGGGGCAGCGCGTTTACAGCCCCAATAACCGGCAGCCGGTCAATACCAATACCGCCAATCTCGGCGGCGGCTGGTGGCGCTGCGGTGACACAGGAATGATTAAGCAGTGGGGCGTCGTCAACAAAGGGAGCCGCGGCTGGTCAACGGTGAATTTCCCCATTCCCTTCCCCAGCACCTGCGTCAACGTTCAGGTGACCGCCATCAATGGCGGCGGCGGCACCTTCGCGGATAACTTCGGCACGGCGCAAATTATTAACAACATCGGTTTCACCTGCGGCCAGGACAGCGCAGGCAGTTACTGGGAAGCCACCGGCTGGTAAGGGAAAATAATGAGCAACTATTACAGCGCAGTCACCTCAAGTCTTTATGTTTACAGCCCGCTCACCAACGGTTTTTATCCGCGTGAGTTGCGGGACGTGTACGACGATGCCGGAAGCTGGCCGGATGATGGCATTGCGGTCAGCGATGTTGTTTACCGTGAATATCAAACCCTTCCGCCACCAGAGGGTAAAATGCGGGTTGCGGGCACTGACGGTCTGCCTACCTGGGGAGATATTCCGCTGCCGACGGTTGAAGAACGCAAGGCCGAAGCCGTCACGGCCTTGTCCGCCCTGATGGCAAAAGCAAACGCGGCTATCGCACCTTTGCAGGATGCCGTCGATATTGACGATGCGACGGAGGTGGAACGGGCAAGCCTGACCGCCTGGAAAAAATACCGCGTCGCCCTTAACCGGCTGGATTTGTCTGCCGCACCGGATATTTCCTGGCCTGAAATCCCCGCCTAACCGAAGCCCCGAAGAGGGGCTTTGTTTTTTCCTTCCCCGTTGTGCCGTTCCTCACACACCCCGCCCGCCGTGCCTGATTGTCCCCAACACGCGATGATTGACCTCACCCCAATCACAGGAAAAACACCATGGCTGATTATCATCACGGTGTGCGCGTTGTTGAAATCAATGACGGCACCCGCGTTATCTCCACCGTTTCCACCGCCATCATCGGGATGGTCTGCACCGCAGAAGATGCGGACGCCGACGCGTTCCCCCTTGATACGCCGGTGCTCATTACCAACGTACTCACCGCCGCCGGTAAGGCCGGTAAAACCGGCACGCTGCGCGCCTCCCTGATGGCTATCGCTAACCAGGCTAAACCGGTTGTTGTCGTGGTGCGTGTAGCACAAGGCGAGACCGAAGCGGAAACCACCTCCAACATCATCGGTGGTTCGGACGACACCGGCATGTATACCGGCATGAAAGCCCTGCTGTCTGCGCAAACTGAACTCGGCGTAAAGCCGCGCATTCTCGGCGTGCCGGGTCTGGATAATCAGGAAGTCGCGACGGCGCTTGCCGCCGTCTGTCAGCAGCTCCGCGCCTTTGGCTATATCAGCGCCTACGGCTGTAAAACGGTCTCTGACGCCATCAAGTACCGCGACAATTTCAGCCAGCGTGAGCTGATGGTGATCTGGCCGGATTTCGTGGCCTGGAACACCACCACCAATGCCAGCGACATCGCCCCCGCCACCGCTTACGCGCTCGGCCTGCGTGCCAAAATTGACGCAGAAACAGGCTGGCATAAAACGCTTTCTAACGTTGGGATCAACGGCGTCACCGGCCTGTCTGCCAGCGTCTATTGGGATTTGCAGACCCCCGGAACCGATGCCGACCTGCTGAACCAGGCGTGCGTCACCACCCTTATCCGCAAAGACGGCTTTAAGTTCTGGGGGCAGCGCACCTGCTCGGATGATCCGCTGTTCCTGTTTGAGAACTACACCCGCACCGCGCAGGTGCTGGCGGACACGATGGCGGAAGCGCACCTGTGGGCGATGGACAGGCCAATGACCCCGACGCTTATCAAGGACATGATTGCGGGCATTAACGCCAAGCTGCGCGAAATGAAAACCGCCGGTCTGATCATTGACGGCACCTGCTGGTATGACGCGGAAGCGAACACCGTTGAAACCCTGAAAGCAGGCAAGCTGTTTATTGATTACGACTATACGCCGGTGCCGCCGCTGGAAGATTTAACCCTGCGTCAGCGCATCACCGACCAATATCTGGCGACGTTTGCCACGGCCATCAACAGCTAAGAGGCGCTAAAACATGGCACTGCCAAAGAAACTGAAATACCTGAATCTGTTTAACGACGGGAACAGCTACCTCGGCACGGTCAGCGCGCTGACGCTGCCGAAACTGACCCGCAAGCTGGAGAACTATCGAGGCGGCGGCATGACCGGATCGGCCTCGATTGATTTCGGGCTGGACGACGACGCGCTGAGCTTTGAGTGGACGGTGGGCGGGATGGATGAACTGGTGTTGCAGCAGTGGGGCGCAGTCGATGCCGTGCCGCTGCGCTTTGCCGGTTCCTTCCAGCGCGACGACACCGGCGACACCTCTGCCGTGGAAGTCACCCTGCGCGGACGCCATAAGGAAATGGATTTCGGCGAGTACAAACAGGGCGAAGACACCGAAACCAAGATCACCACCCAGTGCACCTATTTCAAGCTCACGATTGACGGCAGAGACGTGATTGAAGTCGATACCGTGAACATGGTGGAAATCGTCGGCGGCGTTGACCGCGTGGCACAGCACCGCAAAAACATCGGCCTGTAATCCGTAACCCGCGCCGGATAGCGGCGCGAAACATCCCCTTTTGAAGAAGAGACACCGCTATGTCAGAACACAATGAAAACATCGTAATCCTGGAAGAACCGATCAAACGCGGCGACACGCTGATCGACCAGGTCGAAATCATCAAGCCGAACGCCGGACACCTGCGCGGGATTGGCCTGGCGGCGCTGGCGAATGCCGACGTTGACGCGCTGACCGTCATTCTGCCGCGCATTACCGTGCCGAACCTGACCGCGCAGGACTGTAAAAGCCTGAACCTGCCCGACCTGATTGCCCTGGCTGGCAAGGTGATTGGTTTTTTATCGCCGAAGTCGGAACAGTAAAGCTTCCCCCTACCCTGACAGTTGATGATCTGATGGCAGATATCGCGGTGATTTTTCACTGGCCGCCGTCAGAACTGAACCCGATGACGCTGACCGAGCTTTGCGGCTGGCGTCATAAGGCCATGCAGCGCAGCGGAGCCGACAGTGAGTAACTTAAAAGTAGAGGTGTTGTTAAAGGCGGTTGACCAGGCGACCCGCCCGTTTAAATCGGTGCAAAACGCCAGTAAGGCGCTGGCCGGAGAGATTAAAAATTCGCAGACCACCCTCAAAGACCTGAACGCCCAGGCCGGGAAGATTGACGGCTTCCGTAAATCCAGCGCACAGCTTGCCGTCACCGGTCAGAAACTCAACGCCGCCAAAGCGGAAGCGGCGGCGCTGGCGATCCAGTTCAGAAATACCGCCAGCCCGACCCGTGCACAGGCGCAGGCCATGGAGTCCGCGAAGCGTACCGCCGCGCAGTTGCAGACCCAGTTCAACGGGCTGCGGCTGTCGGTGCAGCGTCAGCGCACGGAACTTACCCAGGCGGGCATCAGCACGCGCACGCTGTCTGACGCTGAGCGCCGCCTGAGAACGTCCATCAGTGAAACCACCGCCCAGCTCAACCGTCAGCGTGAATCACTGGCACGGGTGAGCGCGCAGCAGGCCAAACTCAACGCCGTGAAAGGCCGGTATCAGGCGGGCAAACAACTGGCTGGCAGTGTGACCGGCGCAGGTGCGGCGGGCGTCGGCATTGCGACGGCGGGCACGGCGGCGGGTGTCGGGCTGCTGATGCCCGGATATAACTTTGCGCAGAAAAACTCAGAATTGCAGGCGACGTTAGGGCTGGAAAAAGACTCCGCCGATATGACCGCGCTGCGAGCCCAGGCGCGGCAGCTCGGAGACAACACCGCCGCCTCTGCCGATGATGCCGCCGCCGCGCAAATCATTGTCGCGAAAGGTGGTGGGGATAAGGACGGGATCCTGGCAGCCACGCCGACCATTCTGAATCTGTCCCTGGCAAATCAGCGCACCATGGAGGAGAACGCCACGCTGCTGATGGGCGTGAAATCTGCAATGGGTATGGCGAACGACAAGGTGGCGCATATTGGCGATGTACTTTCTACGGCCATGAACAAGTCTGCCGCCACCTTCGACGGTCTATCTGACACCATGACCTATCTTGCCCCTGTTGCAAAATCAGCAGGGGTCAGCCTGGAGCAAGCAGCGGCAATGGCTGCCGCTTTGGCCGATGCAAAAATCACCGGTTCGATGGCCGGTACAGGGGCAAAGGCTGTAGTTACACGCTTACAGGCACCGACGGGCACCGCCGCTGCCGCGCTCGGTGAGCTAAAGGTAAAAACAGCGGACAGCAAAGGCAACATGCGCCCGCTGTTTGTCATCCTGAAAGAAATGCAAAAGAGCTTTGAGAAAAATAAGCTCGGAAATTCGCAGCAGATGCAGTACATGAAAGCCATCTTTGGCGAGGAGGCTGCGGGTGCCGCTCTGACGTTAATGGGGGATGCTTCATCCGGCAAGCTCGACAAGCTTACCCAGGCGTTGAAAACCTCGGACGGCAAAACCGAGGCGCTGGTGGCGGTGATGCAGGACAACCTCGGCGGCGACTTTAAGGAATTTCAGTCCGCCTATGAAGCGGTCGGAACTGACCTGTTTGACCAGCAGGATTCAGCACTGCGCAAACTGGTACAGACCGCTACCGGCTACGTGCTGAAACTGGATAAGTGGGTGGTGAACAATAAAGCTCTGGCGGCCACACTCGGCAAAATCGCGGGCGGTGCGCTGCTGATTATCGGTGCGCTCGGCGTGTTTGGTCTGGTGGCCGGTCCCGTTATCAGCGGGATTAATCTGATCGTCGCCGCTGCGGGGATGCTCTGGACCATCCTCGGCACGGTGGGCGGCGCGATTGCGACGGTGATCGGTGGGCTGACATGGCCGATTGTTGCCGTCGGTGTCGCCATTGTCGCCGGTGCGCTGCTTATCCGTAAATACTGGGAGCCGATCAGCGCCTTCTTTGCGGGCGTGATCGAAGGACTGGGGATTGCGTTCGCGCCGGTAAAAGAGATGTTTTCGCCGCTTAAGCCGGTGTTTGACTGGCTTGGGGACAAGCTCAAAGTCTTGTGGCAGTGGTTCAAAGACCTGATCCAACCGGTGAAATCCACGCAGGAAACGCTGAACAGTTGTAAAGATGCGGGGGTGTCGTTTGGTCATTTGGTTGCTAACGCACTGACCGCACCGTTGCAGGTGGCTAATAAGCTGCGTAGCAGCGTGGTCTGGCTGCTGGAGAAGCTCGGCATCATCAAGGATGAATCGGCAGACATTGATAAAACGGCGGATAAGGCTGACCGGCGTTCGAAGCAATCCGGCGACGGGGATCCGCAAGCGCATCCGCTGGATAATCCCGCTCCCATCACCCCGCCGCCGGGTGGCCTGCTGGGTGGCGGTTATACGCCGGTGTCCGTCGGCGGCGGACGCAGCTATATCGACCGCAGCACGCACCATTACACCATTGCCGCCGGTGCTGGTTTAGGCGTCCAGGATACCAGCCGCCAGATCCGCGCCGAGCTGGAAGCCCGTGACCGCGCCCGCGCCGCCCAGCAACGTTCCCGCATGGATAACGATTAAGGAGAGAGCCGCATGATGTTAACCCTCGGACTGTTTGTGTTTCAGTTGCAGACCGTCCCCTATCAAAGCTTGCAGCGGGACGTTGATTACCGCTGGCCTGCGAATAACCGCGTCGGCCTGCGTCCGCTGCCGCAGTTCCTCGGTGTGAATGAAGAGAAAATTACCCTGTCCGGCGTGCTGATGCCGGAAATCACCGGCGGACGGCTTTCACTGATGGCACTGAACCTGATGGCCGACGAGGGTAAGGCGTGGCCGTTGCTGGAGGGCAGCGGCACCATTTACGGGATGTTCGTGGTCAACAGCGTCAGCGAAACCCACACGGAATTCTTCTCCAACGGCGCGCCGCGAAAGATAGAGTTTACGCTGACGCTGACCCGCGTGGATGAATCCCTGGCGGCCATGTTCGGCGATATGAAAGCCCAGGCCGACGGACTGCTCAACCAGGCCGGAGGTTTAACCGGCCAACTGGGAGGCTTGTTGTGATTACGGATATGACCATCGGTGCCGGTGCGCAATTTGCGCCGGATTTTACGGTGACCGTCGGCGGTAAGGACATCACGCAGGACGTCAGCAACCGGCTGATTTCGCTGACGCTGACGGACAACCGTGGCTTTGAGGCTGACCAGCTCGATATCGAACTGAGCGACACCGACGGCCTGCTGGAGATGCCGCCACGCGGCGCGGTGATAAATATCGCGCTCGGCTGGAAAGGCCAGACGCTGACGAACAAAGGCGACTTTACCGTGGATGAGGTGGAGCATCGCGGCACGCCGGACACGCTGACCATCCGCGCCCGCAGTGCGGACTATCGCGGCAGCCTGAATTCCCGCCGCGACAACTCGTATCACGACACGACGCTGGAGGCGGTGGTGTCGGCAGTCGCGACGCGCAACAACCTCAAGCCCGCCGTTGCCGAGCCGTTCAGGGGCGTGCCGGTGTCGCACATCGACCAGACGCAGGAAACCGACGCGAAATTTATCACGCGCCTGGCGGAGCTGAACGGCGCGGTTGTCGCCATCAAGGCGGGCAGCCTGCTGTTTATCAAGCCAGGCGCGGCAAAGACTGCCAGCGGGAAGCCCATCCCGCAGATGACGATTATCCGCAGCGACGGCGACGGGCATACGTTCAATATTGCTGACCGTGGAGCCTATACCGGCGTTTCTGCAAGCTGGCTGCACACCAAAGACCCGAAGCCGAAAAAGGTGAAGGTTCAGCGAAAACCGAAAGTGCAGTTCCTGCGCGCCCTGCAACACCCGAAGGCAAAGAAGACCAGCACGAAGGTGCAGAAAACGCCGGAGGCGAAGGAAGGGGATTACCTGGCGGGCAGTGATGAAAACGTGTTTGCCCTCACCACCATCTACGCCACGCAGAAGGCCGCCATGCGGGCAGTTCAGGCGAAGTGGGACAAACTCCAGCGCGGTGTCGCCGAGTTCTCGATTTCTCTGGCTCGCGGGCGGGCTGATTTATTCCCTGAGACGCCGGTGGCGGTATCCGGGTTTAAATCCGTGATCGACGCGCAGCCCTGGATAATCAGCAAGGTGACACACAGCCTGGGCGGCAGTGGATTTGTGACGACGCTAAATCTGGAGGTATTGCTGTCGGATGTAAATTACGAGGCGACAGAAAGTGATGATGCGTAA